TACTCGGTTGGCTACCAACGAGGAGCGTCTTATGCTTTTTGAAGAAATGTTCAAGTATGGAATTGCTTTCGATAAGCACGACCATCATTTGATTGGAAAATTGATTAGCGTATGAAGGTTAGATTAGCTAAGAAGATAATGAGACGCAATACGCCTTATTGGATATTTCGCTACCTCTGCTATAATAGTATATTGTTACCAGGAGCGGGATATAAAGTCGATTTTAAAGACCAACGTATCATCAAGGCGATGAGTTTAGTTGAACATTGGAATGCTCGTAGGTACAGAAACGAAGCGGCAAAGTTTAATAAAAAGAATCCGCTCAGTCCGAGAGACCTTCGTCGTAGTGTAGAAAGATTAAAACAGTACAGCGCATGAAAGAAGAAAGATGTTGTGGTAACTGCCTTTGGATGGGATGCGAAGACATCTTAGGCAATGGATGGTGCTACAAAAAAGATTGCGAAACATCTTGTGATAAGGTTTGCAAGAAACATGAATTTTAAACTTTAAATATTTAAATGGAAAATAACAATTTGACATTAGACGAGTATCAGCAGTTAGCTCTAGAGACTGCTATTTATCCTAACCCTATCATTTATCCTACATTGGGATTGACAGGTGAAGCTGGTGAAGTTTCCGATAAGGTTAAGAAAGTGTTGCGTGATAACAATTCTGTTTTTACAGATGAAAAGAAGTTGGAAATTGCCAAAGAGATTGGTGATGTACTATGGTATTGCGCAACCCTTTCTCACGATATTGGATTCAAACTTAGTGATATAGGAAAAATGAACTATGACAAACTTCACTCTCGCCAATTAAGAGGAAAGTTGCATGGTAGCGGTGATAACCGTTAGTTTATGGTATGGTACTCTAAAGTAAAAGGTCTTACAGAGAAAGTAATTGAGTTATATCCAACGATGTCTTCAAGGGAAATAGCAGAAATTACAGGATTTGCCAAGACTACTATAATTCGGTGTGCTGCAAAGAATCATCTTAGGCACACCGAAGAAACACAAAAAAGAATAGATGAATATGTAAGACAGCGAAGGTCTTCTGGTAGAAAATCATACGACTATTCTAAATTGAGCAAGAAGATTACTCATACAAGAAAGATGGAATCGTGGCGTGTAAGAAGCGGTCTAGAACAAAATACAAAATATAAAGTTCGTATCACTCCAAAGCGCATACAAAATGCGATGTATCATCTTATGCAAAAGTATGGTTATTTTTATGAAACTGTAGACAAAACTGAATTATATTACGATTCGCAAACAAGACGTGTGAAAAACGAGAATTACTATACAGAAAAGTATGGAATCTCTTTTATTCTGGCTGACGAATAACTTCTGTGCATTATCTATATGTTTAGGGGTGGCTACACATCGCGTGCGGTCACCCCTTTTTGTTTGTATCAACTAATAACCAAATAAAAACATTAGAAAAAACTAAGAACGTTTGTGTAACTTTAATTTCCAATATATCCAACCTAAAAATGCGAGAATGCCTATGAAAAGGCAAACTGAAGTTATCTTACCTATATTTAAAAATGCCATGTCAGTCCTTGATAGCTGTTTCTCAACATATACTTTATCTTTCGATATTTTGCTTATCACTGAGATTAAGGAGTCACACTTGCTATGATATATCGCCGAGCTATCCTTGTATTCTTTAAGACTAGAAATACTATCTCTCAGTATCTGTACGTCCTCCTGCGATATCTCGTGATATTCGTAGTGGAACCTGTCTTCGCCGACTTTGTTTCCGTTCACATCGTACTTCGAAGCTGTGCTATCCCTTATATGAGTCTTCTCTTTTGTGGTAGACTTTACAGACTCTTTATGCGATGCTCTGTATGATTCCAGTTCCTTAATAAGCCTTGCGTTAAAGAGTGAATCCCACTTAGCCTCGTTACGTTTATCAGTGATGTATGTCTGTTTTTCTATCACACGTTCTTTCGCCTTACATCTACAGAACATTGATAGAATCAGCATTGCTACTGCAATGGCAATTACAACCCTTGTTATTTTATCAATCAGTTTCATAAGCTACTGAATTACAATTGTTACTTTTTCCTTTTTATCCCAAGCTGTCTTCATAGTCTGAATGAGCTTGCTAGTCCATAATCGAGAATCGCTAACCCATCCTTTCTTATCGTTTTTACCGATAAGAATACACCCCTCTGTGTCTTTTGCCGAGTTACCGGAATGAATACGGATACCATCGAACCCTGGCACATCCTTTAATAATGGAAGCATCTTCTTGAATCTGTTAGAGTAGGTATATACGCATTCATAACTGCCGCGTGGTATTGCAGTCTGCCCGTACACCTTTTTCTTCTTGATTTCTTCAAGCTGCATATCTTGGCGCAATCCTCTATCAGCATCTTCAAGAGTATTGCAGCCGAATAATTCACCGTTGACGTAAAGACGGCTGATAGTATAGCCGTCCTTTTTCCAAGCTCTGTCTATTGTAATTAACATGATTGATTTCCTTTCTGTTGTTTGTATGAGTTAAAAAATGATGACAGGAAAGGTATCCTCTCCAAAAAGTACAGTCCAAGACAATAATGTAGAAAGTTCGCTACCATCCATGGTGGCGTACCTTTCTTGAATATCTCCATCATCTTTTGGGTGATATTCATGCCATAGAAGTAAATCACAACGTAGGTAATCATTGACACACACTGAATAGCTCCATCCATTTGCCCTTTCCATCTACCAATGGTATATACGGCTGCACATAGAACGAAGTATATCGTTGCGTGACCTACGCAAATAAGTGCCTTCTTGAGTTCGAATTTCTCACCTTTAGCTATCATACCACTAAGGTATCCAAGCACAAAGTTGAGAAAGAAAACCAAAGCCAATGTCTTCAATTCTCCATCAATAGGCTTTAAGTAGGCTACGACCGCTATCACGACCCCTACTAATAATTCTCTTAATCTTTCTGCCATTTTCGTTATCCTGAATAATTAATAAAAATAAAGTTTCGGTCTCTTTCTGCAAAGATAGCAAAAAAAACCGAAACTTCATTCAGAATAACGAAAAACTTTAGACATTCAAGTCGTAATATGGAAGTCTGCCACTTTCCAGGAAGGAAATACATTCATCGAAAATCTTTTGCTCGTAGTTGTACGTGTTGATCTTCGGGAACCATTTCTTTATCTTTGCGTCGTTACGCTTTACCATCTCTCCCCAGAGAACGCACCAGTCTTCGAGATTGATGTTGTCATTCTTGACCTCATGCCAATAGTCTTTTGCCACATCTTTAGTATGAAGTTGACCGATGAGACAAAGATGCATATCTGCCATCTCTTCGTTATAATGACACGCGCCAATCTCTCCCTGGACCTGCTTCATCATATCAAGCATTACGCTGTCATTCATTCCGACTTCGCAACAATCTGCCATGATCGTAACACAGTTCTTGATAGCCTGCATATCATTGCTAGCTATAATGTCTTCGAATACCTTTTTCATAACCGTATATTTTTGATGTTACTTCAGAAAATACTCTCTGATGTTGTATACACCATCCTTGTCTTTCAACAAATCGAGTGCAAGGCTGTGGGCATACTTAACCAGATGTTCTGTATCAATGTCCTTAACATCTTCCTTGCCGAGTATCTTAGCAATTGTGCATCCGTGGTCGCTTACAACCTGATTCATCGCAACGTACAAAGCGTAATCGTTGTAATAAGGTTTCTCCTCTGTTGCAAGTCCGAGACCGGTCATAGCATTGATCCATGTCTGCATATCCCAGGTTACTGGTGGATTCATACCGTTTACAATCTCAGAAGCTTCCTTCTTCGTAAGATAGTTCTTCCACTTGATAGCGCAAAGCTTATCAAGATACTCTTGTGCCAACTCTGGGTGCTTGGATGCCATATCCTTCATCATGCAACGCATCGTATTACCGAATACGTGCATATACTTTACGTTTGCTGATGATGCCATCATTCCATAAAGCTCATCAAACTTACTCATAATGTCTTTTGTTTCCATATCTTGTATATTTTTTAACCTATTATCAAATCTTTCAATTCTACAAAGTCCTCCTCTGTGAAGTTGATGCTTCGCTTGCTTCCAAAGAGGATAGCAGTAGCAATTCCATCTGGCAGGTCAATAGACACAACTCCTTTGTCGATATGTCCGTGTATAAAACCTACATCGAATTTGTAATCTTCCACGGATTTTAGCATCTGCATCATATCTTCAAATATCGTGTTGGCATCTATGTTGCCGTCTTCATCGGCGATGAATAGGGTAGCGTTGTCAATGCTCTTGCCCCAACTATCCTTGTGCTTGGCGATGATGTTGTGCGCCGCACGTTTCATGTACACTGATGGTATGGCGAGCATCTGGTTAGCCTTAACCATATCGTCTATTCTTGCGTCTGCCCAAACGTCCACAGATTCAAGCAATTTCTCTTTCAGCTCGGTTACATTCATTTCTTAGTTCCTCCTTTCTTAGTTCCTTGTACCATAGCGAGATACTCTTGCCAAGTCTTATCACTATGGTTAGTCATATAATCGTTGAGCATAGCAGATTTCTGTTCTTCTGCTTGCGCTACTTCTTTTCTCAATCGTTGCATCAAGGACAAGTGTTTCTTTAATGCCTCCTGTCCTTGCTGAGTGCTTTCGATGCGAGGGCGTATAATGCGCAATTCCTCGTCTTGTACTAGCTTAGACACATATTGCAAGCTATTGACGTATTCTTGATTCTGCATCAAGTACTGCCTTTGCGCCCCTGTAAGATTGTCCTCAATCTTATCAATCTCATCCCAGAGTGGGGTTTGAGACTGCTGTGCTTGCATGTTGATAGATGCTCGCTTCTGTTGTATTGCCTCATACATCTTCTGTAGCTCGGCATCCATCATTTGCGGCTGCTGCTGACTTGTACCCATATCCAATAATGGGCTGTTTCCAAAATTCATCATAACAATCAATATCTTTAAAGTTGGTGATATATTATAGAGAGGTGAGAGGGCATCCACCAACGAGGGCAAACACCCCTCACCAACTCATTTCTTTTTAGTCCTTTTTACAGACTTTCTTGCTCTGTTACGCTCCTGTAGTGGGAGTGGAAGGAGCAGTACCGTTACAGCAATAGCTGCCGTAGCCCGAGATTACTGGCGTAGAAGGGAGTACCAACTGACCACGCAAGCAGTTGCAGGTCTTCTCGTTCACGTAAGCCATCATAAGCTTCTCCTTGTAAGGAGTGAGGGCTTCCATCACGGCTACCTTCTTGTCAAGGTCGCTATACTTAGCCTGTAGTGCGTCATACTGGTCTCTCTGATTCTTGTACAGACCGAAGTCTGCATCAATCTGAGACTTGTAAAGACCGAACTCAGCCTGCATTGCACGGCGGTTCTCGGCGTTGATAGCATCTACCTGCGACTTGTAAAGACCGAATTTCTCGGCAACATCTGTCTCACGCATAGCATAGAACTTGTTAGCGGTGTCGAGCTTCATACCGAACATGTAGGTAAGCAACTTCACCTCATCATCACATTCCTTCTCCATTACCTGCAAGGCAGTTGGCTGATTTGAGCTTGAGTTAGCTCCGTAGGTGTTGATGTTTACGTTCTCAGGCATATTACTGCCGCCGAGAGAGCCGAATACACCACGACCATTGCCGTTGAGCAAAGCTAAAGCCAAGCCACCGATGCCAATTCCGAGGGCTGTTCCTGCCAAACCCTTGCTGGCATACTCCTTCTTACCATCTTCGTAGATTTTCTTCTCTACGACTTTTGCATCTGTCATTTCCATAATACAATCTTTTGAAATCCTTAATATTAACTAACACTATGTAATCGATTACGGATGCAAAGGTACAAAGAATAGGGGAGAGCAAATATAACTCTATCGCACTTTCTTTTAGTGGTTGATTATCAGATATTTAAGGTGATAGGAGGTAATATCATAAATAACAAAAAAGAGAGGCAATCACTTACCTCTCTTACTCAACTTGTAAGGAATACTTACATGTTCAACTATTATTTTCTCTTACTCTTAATGAAGTGAAGAATATCCCACTTCTTCCAATATCGGGTGTGTCCACGCTTCTTGCACTCACCGTTAGGAATATCGCCTCTAGCAACCATCCTGTTAAGGGTAGCATCAGAAACGTGCAGTTTCTCCTTGACTTCCTCGGTAGATAGCATCGGGTTGAGAGCATACGGCAGATAGTTCTCACAAAGGTCTTCTATCTCATCGCTACTCATTCCGCAAGCAGTTACCTTCTCCCCTCTCTTCTCTTGCTCGTCTGCTCGAAAACAAGAATCCGATAACGATTTTAATAACACTCCCAAGGTGTGATAACCAAATAACTTTCCCATATCATTATAATCTAGAGATTAAACTTTGACAGCCCTTGCCTGAGAAATACTTATCGGAAAAACCATATACATAAAATATAATGGTCATTACAAGTATTACAGCATTAGCTTCCACCATTTCTTTGGTGGTAAAAACATTCCAGTATACGATATGAATAGCATTTATCCCAAATAGGTAGATGATCATCGGAATACGCCATCTGTAGCAGAGCCAAAAGAATCTGCTCGCAATTATAAGTATAAGCGGATGGATGTAAACGAAAAAATAGATAAATGCTGCCGATACCCAATTCTCCTTAAACCATACGCACATTTCTTTTTCGTGAGACGCAAATGTTACCATGCATGCAATATGAAAAAGCATGATAAACAGAGGCATCACTTCACAATAATACTTAAACCAAGTGAGTAGCTTTATGCTGTAGCCTCTACCTGCAAGGATAATGACGTTTATCATTTCGCTAACGTCCATGTCCTTAAACATTACTCTTGACAACTGTACAACACCGACTGATTGAACTAACCGATGGACTTCATCTTCTTCCTCTTTAGTCATAAATTCTTCTCCTTTTGTTTTTTGATTTATTATTTATTCTTAGTTCCTCATTCTTAATAATAAGGAAAGTTCTGCAAAAATAAACAATTCTGCACAAAAATATTTATTTTGAGCAAAAATTTAAAGTTAAACTTTGCTAAAGTAACAATCTGAAAGTTTTGGTAACAAATTCTTGTTACCATTTTATCGTTTTTTGGTAACAGAAACATTGCGCTTTCAGATTATTTTTGTAACTTTGCAGCAGAAATTAAAACATTAAGATTATGAAAAAGTTAGAACCATACGAAAATCAAATGATGTACCTAGTAGGTGGCAGTAGGTTGCCATCAACTCCTGGAGAGCGAGAGTTGGAGCACAAGTGTAATCCGCACCCTAACGACTGAATAGATGGTATCTCTGGTTTCAACAAGCTTCCTTTCGCTGTTAGAATGCAGAAAGGTCTAGTAACGCAAGCAGAGGAGGAACGAAGGAAAGGTAGATATGGCTATCTTAGTGATTTAATTCCATCTTTCGGTGGCTCTGATGCTCCCATATTTCGCTGACGGACGAGAAAAGAATAAGGCGGTCACCATGTAGTGAACCGCCTTATCTGTTATCCTTCGAGCAAATCAACTATCTGACCATATCCACCTACAGCCATGACAGGACAGAGAATCTTCTTGATAAGAATAATATCCTCAGCTTCGATATCTACGTTCTCAGCATCCTTGCCTATCTTGCAGGCTATCCGATAAGCACGTAGCTTTTCTTCGCCCGATAGCTGCATATCCTGACGGTCTATCACTTCGAAGAGTACCTTACCTACAATATCACCAATAATCTGAGGCTTGTAGGTTTCCTCTCCATTCTCATTCTTAACTGGTGAAACTATCACCTCACCCTTCCAATTCTTGAAAGGTACATTGAAATTCTTTTTCATATTTCTTACCTTTTAATAATTATATTGCTATTTCCCTATAAACCAATTTACGTTCCAATTACTACCATCATATATTAATTCTGTTGTCTGGTTTAATGCACCCGAAGTGAAGCTATTTTTACCAACTCCGTACCAAAACATATTATTAAGTGATGATTTAATAACAAAGTTGTCACCAGCTTGTAAAAACTTATAATATTGACCTCTCTGAGGTTTCGCTGGAAGTGTAAGAGTTACGCCTTTTGTTACTATAACGAAACAATCCATATCCGTTAACTCCATACTTCTATTTATTTTCCTGGTCATCGGTCTTAATCCTCCATACATGCCATGTTCTGCATATATTGCAAAGTTACCATACACTGCGTTATTCACATTATATATAGGATTATTGTACTGCTGAGAATCATCGCACCCTGTTACAGAAATACGTATACCTGACTTCAGAGTATCACCATCTGCGGAAAAGCTATCATCTATTAAAAGATTACTCAATAATGCTGGTACCTGATAAGTAGTCCGATACTCACCAAGCCAAACCGTCCTTTTTCTTTCCGATTTCCATGTATGCGTATCTGGATTTAAAGTTCTGCTATATTCACGAAACAACATATAGTTATTGTATAAGGCGAAACCAGGCTCCTCATCATCATATCCAGATATATATCTGAGACTCATCTTATCCAACAAGAAACAGCCAAGTGTTGCGCTGGTAGATACCATGTGCCCTTCATTGGTAACATAGAATGGAGATTTAGCTGCCGTATCAGCACCAACAAACAACGGAGCATTGGCATTATTCACTTTGCACGCGTCAATCTCGTAGTTGCCGAAATATCCCACCTTGGTAGCTCCATCCTCAGACTTCGCCCAAAGGTGCTTAACCTCGATTTTATCAGCATCAATCAGGTTAGCATTGAGCTTGCCATCAGCAAACAACGCCACCTCGGTAGTGCCGTTATACACCTTAATCTGCTCGGCTTTCAGCGCAATACGCTTCTCTCCTATAAGAATACCGCAATCGCCCATGTCAGCCACCAACTGAGCAAAGTCATCCAGTTTGCCGATGCTCATCTGCTTATTGGTGATAAGCGTCACTTTCTCCCTGAATATCTCCTCATTGTCAGTTCGTGCCTTGCGGTTGACACGCTGCGAGGCAAAAAGATGAACATCTCTTGTCATAAGCTATTCTCCTTCTAATGAGTTCTGATATAATTGTCTATAACATCTGTAGCTACAGCCTTCGCATTCGTGCGCCACTCCTGCATAGCGTTATACTCAGCTTCGTGTTCCTCGTCATCGGCATCGAGCTTTTTCCCATCCGCAATTTTGGCAAGATTAGCGAAATGGTTATTGATGATGGCTTGCATCTTATCGGTCGGATAAGCGGATGAGACGATTGCATCAACAATCTTACCCCGCTCCACAGGCTGCTCAATACGGACAACGTGGGCAGCAAAAGCCATTCGGGTAGCTTTTCTGCCTTCGCTGCTATCCATGCCGTTTTCCAACTCAATCTGCTCAACATCGAAATTGATGCGAATATAATTACCCTCATACTCAATCAGACTAGGTGAGTAATCAAATATAGACTTTCTAATTTCCATGATAATATCCTTTCTTTTTAAATATTACACTTATGCTTTTGTTCCTACGATTCTGAAATCAGGGTTGCCGCTCTGATTCATTCTACGCAACTTTCCCAGGAACGGGAATTTAGCATTATCTGAGCACCATTGCAACTGCTCAACGAGTTTCTTGTTGTTAGTAAAGAACTTAAACTTCTGTCCATTCTCCTCAACGCTAACAACATTACTCTTCCCTGACTTATGAACCTTGCTATCTACATCAAATTCAACATCAAGGAAAACAATAGTTCTCTCGGCAAAGTAGCTTGCACTCATCCTATGACCTTCGAACATTCTCTTGCCGTTGGCATCTCTGTCCTCAATCTGCGGCATCTTAAAATCATCAAAACTATTCATTTTCGTTATCATTCTCCAAAGATTAAAACCATCGCAGTGCATCAGCCAACCCTTGTAGCTCATAGCTACCTGGTATCTCCTCATAGGATTTTTAAGGTTGTGCATCTTCTTCTTGAATTTCTCCTTCATGCGTTTTCTCAATAAAGTATGGTTGAAATAAAAACGGTAGCCCACGAAATCAAGGAAATGAGAATCATCAATTATCTGCATCCCGATATTGCTATGCAACTCCTGGTGCATCACATCATGTGCGTATTGCTTTATGAAGTTCACGGCTTTCCATACTTCCTTCTGATTCTTGCCAAGGATAATCATATCATCGCAATATATCTCAACCTTGACATCGAACGTCCTACATACCAATCTACATAAGATACTCATATAGAAGTTGGTAAGAGTCTGAATAGGATACAGACCAATACCTAGACCTTTCGGTAGGGCAAAGATAACTTCATGCAGAAGTCTTCTGATACCCTCATCGGTAAAGAAATCACATAGAGCTTCATATATCTCTTGCTGGTCTACGTTCTCATAGAACTTTATAAAGTCAAGTTTGCAGTAATACAACCTCCCACATGACTTATTTTCATCTATCCAACGTTCCGTCCTTCGCTTTGCGTATATCATTCCTCTGCCTTTTACACTTGCTCCGCTCTCTATGTAGAGAGCTCTTATAAGGTATGGCATCAGAATCTGCATCAAGGCATGCTGCTCAACGTGGTCTGGGTAGTACGGAAGCTTATGAAGCTTTCTTACCTTACCGCAAGGGCATCGTCTCATACAATCGTGCCCTTCGCTAGTCTTGTAAGTTCCATCTATAAGACTTCTCTGTAATCTCAAAAGATTACCATTATAGTCTTTATCGAATATCACAACTCCCTTCTTGCCTTCCTTGCCCTTGCGTGATTTCCTTACCGCAATATTGAGGTTAGTCATATCACAAACAAGTTCTGCCTTCACCTTTCTATGCTTCTTGCGCAGTTTAGCCTTGCGCTTATACGCCAGCTCATGTGTGTCCGTTATCCATTTATATTTCAACCAATATTTCAAAAACCGCTTATCCTTAATAGGCTTTCTACACTCTTGGCTCACTGGCTTTCGGCATATACGTACAACTGTATCACTTACTTGCGAGAGGGGACTCTGTTGTAGTCGGACATACCCGACCACTCATACCCAACGCCTTTGATCTTCGCTCTGTCGGAATAAATATCCCTCCATCGAGACAGGTTCAATCATGTGCTCTCTCGTCCAAACTATCTCGTAGCTTTACGACTTGAGAGGAACAGTGTAAATTATATCGTCATTCTTAAAATAGAAATCTTGTGTAGTAATTCAAGCGAGCGCCGATGTTCGTCCTCGAGTTCGAGAAACCGTTGTTCGAGTTCGCATACGAAAGACCGCATCGCGACCTGTTGTCAGCGTTACCACCAACGTTCAGCAGCTCCATGATGTATCACCTTTTCTTCACCCACTCCATGGTTGTAGAAAATCTTATCGCACGGAATTGGGTTGTTTATATTTTTGTGCTTCTGCGAATCCTATTAAAAGGAGATTTCAACTTTTCTGTTTCAATCTTGCGTTTTATATTATTTTTATTAATTCTCTATTTCTGCCTAGCTCACTAGCAGATGTGCAGCCAACGCTAGGCGTTGTCTCACATCGCCATGAGCTCTGAACCGCTCACGATTGTCGGGTTTCCGTAGAAAGCCAAGCGAGCGCCGAAGGGCGGCCACGAGTACGAGAAACCGTTGTGCGAGATCGCATACGAAAGACCGCAACGCGACCCGTTGTCAGCGCTACCACCAACGGCCAGCAGCTCGCCACTTGTCGAAGCCCAGAATCCATCGCAGTAGTACGTACTATCACCGCCTCCTACGGCTTGCGGAAACGCATCCCAATATGCACCTAATGTCTTCTTTGTGACATATTCTCCCTTTGCGGATGATGGTACGGTAAACTTTCTGCCATCAGCAATATTGCTTGCTCGGTTGCCGCTATAGACAACAGCGTATCGTGTATCGCCATCCATATAGAATCGAATACCTGGACGGAACTCCCAAAGCTTACCCCATAAATCCTCAAAGCCAAATAATTTGACAGGGTATTGATTACCGAGAGTAGCATCGTTATAGAGCACCTTACCACTGCCATCTCCTAAAGAGATACACTTACCCATCGGTACGTCACGACATGCTTCCCAAGAACCACTTTGGAATCCCGCTCCAATTACAGATTGTGTATTAAGGTCACCGAAACTTACTTGTTCCAATGCTTCTATGAGGCATTGAAATCCATAGTTTGCAAGACCGAAGTTTGAACCAAGCTTCTGTGCGCAAGCCCAAAATGCGCTCATCGTTCTGGAATGCGAAGGAGTAACATTAGGTCTTGAATGACCAACACCGCTTGCATCTACGTACATTTTATATGCACCTACCCAGTTTGGCGAATCGAAAGTCTTACCGCCCGAAATAGGGAACAATCCTCCGAATTGCAAGGTCTTGTTCTCTGCCTTGAAGTGGCAATCTGGAACATGAACCATCGTCTCATACTTTGACGCATCATCCACCTTTGTTCCGTCAGCAAAGAACTCCCAGCTGCTAGGGGCAAGCTTTGCAGCATACACCTTACCGCTTACTACCTTCATCATATATCCACCCATTGCCCTCTGATACATATCAGCCATGAAAGGCGTTGGCAGAGCGAATTTAGGGTTAGAAGACTGCTCTAAAGTTATTGTTGGGTAGAAAATATTGTTACCCATCATTTTCTGAAGGTCTCCGAGACTTAATCTGCGAAGCGATCCATCTACTACAATCAAGAAGGTTTGGTCGGGATTCATTGCCGTCACAAGCTTCTTTTCTGTTAATTTAACACCCATATCTTATATTTTTTAATTATACATATTAATCAATTAAAGGATTACCATCCTCATCAAGCAGGTAATTGTCACCTTCGTCAAGGAGATAGCCGTTGGCAGGTCTCTGTCCGTATTCTATCTGTTCTTCAAGATAATCGCTCTCAACATCGCCAAGACCCGACTCCTTGATTGAGAAGTAGCATGAATCTCCCTCTTGCCAAGACTTACTTGTAACGATATTACCGTTAGTTGCTTCGGTATGCCATTGCAATTCTACGATGCGGTTAGGGTACTCAACAACCCTTCCGTTGTACTCCAATATAGCCTTGTTGCTTCTGTATATCTTACCCCATTCTATATCATTGCATACCATGAACTTAGGCTGATTGAAAGAAGGATAGAACCTGGAAGCGGAAAATTGAAACTGAGCAACAGCCTTGCCGTCTATTACCGCCTTGATGGTATAATTATTCTTCTCTACAAGTCTGAGGTCAAGCACAATCTCAGATGTGGAGATAGATATAATCTCGTTAGGGCTTGCAGCAGACGAAGCAGACATCTTAGTCGTTCCACGATATAGCTCAACTGTAAATCCGCTTGTAATTCTATCCTTAGACTTATATACATCAATCGGAATGTGACATTCATACTGATTGCCGTCAAAGCAAGCGTTTCTTGCTTCCGTAGATGCAGCTATGATATTATTAGCAACCTTATATTCATAGAGTGCCAGTTTGTCAAGGAATGGGTTATATGATATATCAGTATCTTCCCGAATGCCCATACCATAGGTATCTGCACCTTTATCTGCCGTATACAGAGTGATAGGGTCAGCGGTGATATGCAATATAGAGTTCGTTCTATAATCATACAGGTCAGCTTCGAATTGCAACTGCTGCTTATCATTACTTGAAAGATTCCTCTTGATAGTAAGCGAACCACGATTAGATGTATTGCTTGTATCAATGCTATATTTACCGCTCCAAGAATTAATCTTAGATATGTCCTTCCATTCCGTGCCTGTAGAAACCTTCCACACCATATTAGCAAGAGAAATATTCGATAGCTTGCTATCCCATGATTCGTCCTTTGCCGTAGCGTTTATCTGAGGGTAGGCAACACATTCAAATCCGCTCTGAGTTCGGTCTGGGAAGAATTTATTACCAGCCATAGTCTGCATAAATGGAGACTTAGGCGATGCACATACTACCGATACGGAGACATCAAGAGGAGCGAATTTCCTGTTAACCTTATTACTAACTATTGGCATAAGCGTTCCTCCTAATCATCAACCGTTAAATAAGCATCTGCTGACACCGATACACCGATGATATTATTATTTTCATCAAGGGTATCAGCATTCCTCACAATAAATCCGTCACTGACATTCTTATCCCAAGTCATTGTCTCTGAGCGTTTATTCGCTATTTCACCATTGTTATCAGTGAAGATAACGAAGGTAACATTGCCAGTTATAGCCTTCGGTACTTTACCTGTCTCGCAGTTGGTAACGATACATCGGAACGTCTGATTACTATCTTCATCAACCTGTCCTACCGAATTAAGGGCAAGCTGATAAATATCTGATATATCATCAATGCTGATACCAGTTCTGTATACTGCTGCACCATCAACGATAAATTCAAGAACGAAGAGCTGGTGACTATCTACATAGAGCTTATCCGTATCTCCTGTCTTGTCTCTGTGAATAATGATTCCACTCGCAGGATTATCGTAAGTTCCTGCAAGGTCTGTTCCGCTGCCACGATATAGATTAATAGAATAGGTAGAAACCTCACCACCTGCTGAGTTGAACAGCCAAGGTCTGAGGGTAGCTTCTGTCTGTCCCTTGCTTAATACCGTGGTATCAGCCGACACACCTCCGAAATAAGATGAGCCACCCAACATGGACACCAATATATCAATGCTTTTCTGCATTGGATATATGCTAGCTCCCAATACGGCATCACCCGAATAGGTAAGAGTATCGGAATCTTGGTTGACCTTAGAAGCGAGGTCTCCGATAATAGAGAGAGAACCATCAGTATGATTAAGTTTGAATCTGCCATCTACTGTGGAAGTCTCCCATCCTGTTCCACTAAAGCCGAAACCTAAATCCTTGCCATTGTAAGCCCATGCGTGATTTGTTAATGTCACGTTATTTTTGCGTGCAGAGCCTACAGTCGGTGTAATGACTGGGTGTATTCCGTCTTCACTCCATTTAGGAGAGACGGTAAACGTGTCTGGGTTCAAACCCTGAAAGAGCGGAACACCATTCGTTTGCAGATTGATTGATAACGTATCACCCTTCGGTGTTCTTCTGACCGCTGCAACAGCAGAAAGATGTATTTCCTTTCCCATATTTTAATCTCCTATTTTTTAAACTTTAATATATTCTTGATGTATTTTACCCGTTGTGGTGGTTGCGGTGAATATAAATTTTGCTGTATCACCCTTGCCCAAATCGTCTTCTGTTCCATCATTAGACCAGACAATATCTATTGAGCCATTGAAGTTCTTAACCTTATCCTTAGTCGCCCATGCAGCATCATCTACGGAATCATCGGTTTTGCGTGTCACCTTCCATGATGCTACTCCGTTTGATACATCCTTATCACCAAGCATTAACTTGCAAGTAATGTTGTGCGTCTCGCCTATAGATATACCGCTGTAGACAATATCGGTATATAGGATAACTTGCGGCTTGTATATATTCGTAGTCGCCTTCCAATAAGGCGAATCCTCAGATGGTTCATCGGTCGTGGTCTGTCCTTCTGGAGAGATACATAGCCATCTTGTGCCAAGCCATGTAACCTCATCATAGTAGCTGTATTCCGTACCTTCCTTCCAGTCGCCACGATAGACGGGAGTCCATACCTTCTCGCCACTGACGCTCACCATATTGAAGTATTTGCTCACGATGTTGATGCCATCGAAGGAAACGTCAAAGATAGACTTGTCCTTCAGCGAGTATGTATTGATACCCCTATACATAGTGAACCTAGGTGCAGAATCTCCTTCGGTCTCCATCATCAGAAGGTGCTGGCGGCTCTTGTCGCTTCTATTACCCATGAGCACAATGGTATCTCCTACAGCAGGGTTATCCGAGCCTTCCATGCAGTTATCCTTTGCTATCTGAATCCATGCGAACTTCTTTCCGTCATATAGCTCGTGACCTTCTTCATCGGTGATTACCTCATTCTCGGTTGATACCTTTGTGACAAGTCTCCAATAGTCCTTGTTGCTGACGTTCTCATAAACTCCAGGTGCTATGTTGAATGTCTTGCACCTAACTTGGTCTTCAACCTTAAATGAGTTGATTGTTGCGGTCGTTCCATCATCTGCTAAGAGATAGCACTTCCAGCCAATCATTTCATTCGTTGTCTCGCTATATACTTCCTTGATGTAGCTTATCTTGCCAGCAGCAGGGGAGAGGACTATATTACCTCCAACGTAGCTGAGTTCACGGATGAGCAACGTATTGAATATTGCCTTACCCCAAACTATCAAATCCGTGAGCAACATTTGAAACTTACCATCGCTTCGTTGCTTAATAGCAAAACCACTCTGCTCTGCTTCGTTAAAGTCGAGTGATTTCAATAGATTCACCAACACACTAGAGAGGATAGCGTTACCACTTCCATCTATGCTGAACTCGTTAGTGTGACCGAGGAAGAAGCCTTGCACGAACTTCTGCACCTTCTCGAAGGTGATAGTACCATTGGCTATATCGTCTTTCAGTTTAGAGAGATACATTTTATCGGTTATATTAGCATTAAAGTTGTTAGTATTATTACCACCAACCATGCCAGATAGCGATTTAACCGTTTCTCCTTTTACTGCATCAATAATCTGCTTTACATCACTCTTTGTAACTTCCAACGAATTTACAAGCTCAACTTCAACTTCTGCCAGCTCATCGTTATCAACCTTTACTGAGTAGTTGCTGACGAAAACTTCGTGACTAATAAGATTTCCATCGCTATCCGAATCGCTTTGTATCTGTATTGAAAGCTTTGCATTCTCGTTTAGCTTGCTTGCAAAGTCAGTATTCTCTTGCAAGAATATGCGAGAAAACTTAACAGAGTAGTTGAACTGGTCTGTATTGTTTTCATTCATGTGCTTGATAAGAGCATCATCGAGTCGTTTCTCTGCTGCTGTTACAAGAACCTTTGGTGGTTTGATTCCTGTGATGACAAACAAATCTCCCTTTTGCGGTTTAAATCCAGCACTCGCGTTTGGCATTACGATACCTAGTGTTGATGTGTCCTTTTGAACCGCAATCCATAACTCTTTCTGAGTTGAATCTTGGTTTAGCTTATCTTCGTAAGCATCGCTAGCGTTAGCAAATATGTAGTCATTCTTATCTGTGTTAACTCGCTTTAAGTTTCCATTTTCATCAACACTTACACAGTTGTAACACTTTGATTTGTCAGCACTCGGTTGATTGTAAATCACAAATGAGCATGCAGGGCATCCGTTACTCTTGATGAGATTTATCTTTGCTGATTCCTTGGCTAAGACATGATTAAATAAATCAAAGCCAAACTCTCCATTAAACTTGTGTAGTTTGATGTAGAAATATTGATGTATATATGTTGTTCCATCGCTATCCTTTACATCACTATCTTCTTTATCAAAAGCAACATCCGCAATCTCTCCAAACAACTGTCCTTCTGCATTTACAATTCCATTAATAGTTGGTTTTATATCATCAAAAGTAACCGTTCCTTGGTGAGGATTTCCTTTCTTATACAAGTTTACAAACTCATAATATCCACTACCACTAGGCAATTTATGGGTGTTATTCAAAGCATAATAGAAACGCTCTGCGCCTTTCGTGTTGCGATATATAGAAGGCATAAGTACCGATGATGGTGCAATCCAGACTCTATCAGTAACTATTACCTTTACTGCATTATCCTCAGTTCCGGTATAAACCTTGTTGAATCCATATCTATCACCATCTTTTACAAATTGATAGTCGTATTCAATGCAATTCGCCTCGCCGATTCCACTTACATTAATACCAGCATCACTATAAGGAATGTACTTGTCTCCATTCTTCCATTCGTATTCCGATTTTGACTCGTATGAGAACTCAACACTTCCACCAAAAGCAACATTCCAAACACTCGCGCCATAAAAACTCCTAATGCCATCACTATTGAACACCTTGCAATTGTAAGAAAAGTCAGCACCTATAGTTAATATGAAATCTCCATTCTCTTTAAATGTGTATGTAGAAACATTTCCAAAGCTCATACCTTCAGAGATAGGCACATACGTTTTTTCTCCTATTTTTCTCAGTTTTATGCTCCTATTGGCTTTACTAACGTTTGATATAAAGTCAGGTCTCGTAATGTAACTAAATAATTCAAAGCTAAAATTCAAGTTCGTCAAATCTATCTTCTGACCCTTAATCGCACTGATTGGAATGTTAATCCAGAAACTACACGTAACCGTTGGGTTAGACGGACTATCTGCTTGTGATAAATTTTCTGGAATAGTAGAACTATGAATGTAAAATGCAGGTTGACTTACATCTACACTTCCTTTGTAGCTTTTTCCTTCCTTGCTTTTATAAAGTACAATTGTATCATTGTATATTGAATCTTTGAGGAACTTTGACAACTCTACACTGACTTTATCCTTGCTGATATTCTCTGTATTGAAAACTGCTTCACCAAACTCATCATCATTAGGATAGTAATATGGCAGGTTGTCGGACGAACCGTAACCTGTTATCATATCAACTATCTTATAGTTCGCATTCTCCTTTGATACAGATATAAGAGCATCACTACAACCATATTTAATAGGTGTATCGGTTAAGTCGTGCTGTACCTTGCCGACATGACAAACGTTGCCATCCCAGTAGTAATCAAGCTCAAAAGTTGTATTGATAAGTTGTAATACATCAGTTAAGTATTGGTCTTCAAATGATACTTCCTTAACTTCATCTGTTCCATATCCTTCGTCAACAACAACGTAATATCCCTTGTATTCATCTGTAGGACGATACAATCCACAATATGCCATTGAGCTATTGACGCGAGCAACAAACTCATGGATAGTTCCACCAAACGTGAACTTTGTCTGATTTGAGCGGTATCTGTCTTTATTCTGTGTATCAACATCATCAACGACAACATCGAAGAACAGAGTGTTATCAAGCAATTCTCTTCTAGATGTGAAAGTGATTTCACTCTTCCACATTCTAGACGAATTATCCTTTGTAGAGCTTGGGGTGTACGATGCAAAGAATCTATCACCATTGAACTCTACGAACTCTTCCTTCTTCCATTGCAAAGGCTCAGAAGAATATATTGTAGCAGTAAGGGTAGGAGCACCACCCATACGCTTTGCATCGTAGGTATATGATGATACAATAGCAGGGTTAGCTTCCGATGGGAACAAACCGATAATCTCATTACCAGTGTTCTCATCGTAAGTCAACTTCTGTATGTATAATGATTCTGCCTTCATATTTATTCTTTGTTATTGTCCGTATTCTTTGTCCTTGCGGTAATCTCAGCTTGTTTTTCGGCACGTTCATCTGCCTCTTCTTGCTGAGTCTGCAATCTTACTTCCTCGTCAGGTGCAGAAACAGTATTCTTTTCAACACCAGTCTTAGTAGAAATCAAACCTGCACCGCTCAATGTACAAAGCATCTGATTCCATGCACTTTCATCGAATGGCTGCCAAGGCTTAAATGATGTACTGATTCTCATCTGCTTAAACTCAGTGATAGCAGTAGGATTCTCGCCGCTTGCAACCAACTGCTTTGCCAGTCCTTCCTTGAATAGTCTTGAATGTTTACTAACGAAATTCTGCCACTCAATAGCTGCATTGTTAGCCTCCTCAATATCCAAAGAACGTGTCATTTGAATTGCCAAACCGCTTATATCACCACTAGACTTAATATCCTTCGGCAAGATAAATGTACATCCTGTAGCAATCTGCAATTGGTCGAGAATTGATTGCATGAACTCAATCATGTTCTGTGGAGAAGGTGGAGTTTTAAACTCTGCACTGCCATTTCCTTCAATACTTGTATCGTTCAGAATAATTGAACCAGCAATCTTCTTTGCGGTTTCATTGAGCTTACCCTTGATATAAAGGATTCCCCATCCGTGACGTTTTTGGATGACCGCAAACAGATTATAGATAATCTCGAATAGCTCGATAAGGTCTTGACCGTTATTCCAAGCAACATCACCACGCTTTGTAACAAGTGGACTCTCCGAGAATCCGTGTTCTTCCTTGCTTTCCAAGCACCAGCCTTTCAGTACTTCGTTTGTATCAACGTCCTGAACGAATACATCTGTGAAATGATAATGATATGTCTTATCGTATGCATCAATGTGTCTTACATTATCCTCTGTGCGATAATACACGCAATCAAGAAGCGGTTCTCCATTATCGTCTTTGTGTGTGATAATCTGATAGCCATCTTCATACGAGAATAGCCTACTTTTTACTTCGTTATCCTCATTCATGTAAACGAGTAATCCCACATCACCATAACTCTGCTGAATACGTATAGCTTGCATTTCGATACCATCCTGATTTGTCTCTTTCCAATGCCACTTGAAATCAGCAAAGTTCTTTTTGAGCTTGTCAGTCGGATTGCTGTCATGTAATATATGATTACGTTTATTACCACCTAAACAGAGAGCTTTCTTGTCAACAATGCGTTGTTGCATAGGAAAGCCAAACTTCTTAAACTCAATCTCGCAATAACTGCCATCATCAAGCTTGCAGCATATAGAAGGTAAGTTCGTATCAAACAATACCCTGTGAGAATAAGGGTCTAACTCCTTCGCAAAACGCTCTTGGCTTACGACTATCTTGCTGATATTCGGAAGCTGTGCCTCTTTACGGAAGTTTGTCTTAATATCCGAACCATCAGAAGAGTCATTGATGGTAATAGAGCGCGAACCCCTCAAAAACGGCTTTTTCAGAAGCAATTTTTGAGGATTCTCCAAAAAATCATTGATTATGTCTTGTCTCTTTCTACTCATCGTTATTGTCGTTTAATGATGGTTCAACATCGTTGTTATTTTGTGAATCGTTATTCTCTTGTGGGTCAATCAAACCGAAGTGTCTGCAACAAGCCTTTCTTGAAGGCCAGTAGTTACATTCTCTATTGGTAGTAGGGCAAACAATATCATGCTTGCTTGGTACTACGATGATTCGTTTCTGCTTCTGTGACTCTTCCATTTCAAATTTGTCATTCAGCTTTACACGTATATCAGTCTGCATCTTCAATGCATCTTTCGGTTCAAGATTTCCATCACTAAGAGCTTGGTCTATCTTGTCGAGCATTTTAAGAAGCTCGTTTTTGTTCTCTTCCTTGGTGATAGCGTTGTTATTAACATTTCCGATACCGAAAGGTTCTAGAACATCTAGCAGTTTCTTGAATCGTGGAGTTTCGTAGAATCTCGCTGCATCCTTTTCACTCTTACGATAAGCAAGACGATACGCTAAAGTCTTATCTTCCAATGCGTCACATAGGATAGCAAACGCAATGTCTTTCTCATCGCATTTATCCCAGTCAATCCGCACGGATTCAAGAATCATTTTTATATTTTCCTTTTTCAGCATATATTCTAAAATTAATAGTACAACGTATCATCATAAATACTCTGAGCATTAGGATTCTTTTCTTCAACATCTTGTGCTGCGAGTCTGAATCCCTCCTGTAGCTCGCTACCATACTCCATATTCAAACATGGGTACATTCTCATTGCGCAAGGGTCGAGCAAGTCCATAGAACGGTCTTTTCCAAGATTTCGGTTCATTTCCTTCTTGCTCTGCAACTTCTTCTTTCCACTCTGCATCTTATCAAAGCGAACTACCGCGCATTCTTCCATGAACTCATTCTGTATGGAAACTCTGTATTTGAGGTTTTGATGCGTATAAACCGCATTTGCAACCTTATCAGAGAAAGTAAGCTGCCCTCGCTTAATCATGTAGCTCAGCCGCAAGTAACATAGGTCTTTTATTGTCATAGCAGACAAATAATAAATTCCCATCGCTTTTGCTGCTGATATATAAGGGATAGCATCGGGTATATAGTCATTGAAATACCTACCTGCCGTGGCATCATAGATAATATGGCTCTCTGCTACTCCCTCACTTGCCGCGAATAATCTAGCTCTTTCCGCATTAATTCGCGGTGTTGAATGCATCACGATTTCGTAATTGACAATATGGAATCCATTCCACGACAACATCAGGGTATTATCCTTTCCGAAATCTGCCAAGTCGATTGTTATCCATTTGTCACCATTTACGGCTGGGTCTTTTACGAAGCAATCTCGTGCCGCTTGGCTTGGAATCGGTATATCCTCATCCTCTTCTGGGTCAACATTGAAGTTACCCTCCATAAGAGCTTGTGCCATTCTTCCGCCCGATGCAGCTACAGAACCTAAATAGCCAGAGTTGTTTTCAAGCATCTTCTTGTTTGAACCAAGTTTACCTTGATAGAAAACAAAACTCTTAATCATTACTTCATATCCAAAGTTGCCGCCAATGGTTTTAAGCTTTCTGTCTATATCTATCTTACATTTTTCATAGACTTCTCGCTTAGACATCCCCCAAACAACATCCTTAACAGTCGGTCCTGCACAATAGAAGTATCTGACTACACCATCACGCTCTGGGATGATAAAACCATCTGAACCAATATACCAATCAAGGAATATTCTTGTCCAGTGGCTACGCTTCGGGTTAAGTGTTGCAAAGAACTTACCTGTAAACGTCTTGCTCTGACCTCTGTTTCGAGTCATAACGTATGAGAAAACTTCCCAAGTCATCTCCGTCAACTCGTCAATCGCAATCAAATCGTACTCCCATCCTTTCGCGCGCTCTCTCAACTTATCCATATTGGAATCGTCAAGATACGTCAAATCGACAAACGTTCCATTCGGAAATGTAACGCGTGGATTCTCGCTCTCTCTGACTTTTACAAAATCAGCTCCGAATATCTGTTTAAACTTCTCTACGAATCCTCCACCTGCTTTTTGATTACCAAGTGAACGGCGTGAAATCATTGCACGAAAATCTGGGTCGGTCATTAACGGCTCTGCCATCGCAAGTACAAGACCATACGATTTGCCTCCTCCGAGATTTCCGCCACCAAAAACAACGTCAACGTTGCTACTTGCAAAGGACATTTGGAATCCCTCTTGTGGTCTGATTTCTATATCTTTATTCGTGTTCATGCTGCAAAGATACCTAATTTATAATATATAATAGCGTAAAAATAATTCTATATTGGTTACGTAACAAATAGAGTTTCTAAAAACCTATAAATCACCACATTATTTAATTATCTTTGCAGCAGAATTTTAAAAATTAGTAATATGAAGTTTACAAAACAACAACTTTTAGACACCCTAAAAGCAAAGCTCACTGCAAACGGAAAACACCTTTCCATCAGTGAAAAGACAATCAAGAGTTTGAGTGATTCCCACTTTGACCTCTTAGTTGGTGAAGATACAGAGTTAGATGATTTGGTGAAGAAGATTTTGCCGCAGTATGTTTCCCTTAACGGCAACTACGAGAAGGACAATGCCGACTTCATCAAGAAATGGAACGATGAGCATCCCGACACCAAGCCAAACCCAAATGACGATGGCAAAGAGCCTTCGGCTGTTGAAAAGAAGCTTTTGGAACGCTTGGAAGCTCTAGAGAAGAAGGATGCAGAGTACGAAGCATCTAAGCTCGTATCACAAAAACGTAGTGAACTTCTCGCCAAGTTCAAGGAGAAAGGTATCAACGATAGTAAGTGGATTGACAAGTACATGAACAAGTTGAACCTCACTAAGGACTCGGACATCGAGCAGGAATTTACCGATGCGGAAGAGTTTTACAATATTTCCCATACAAATGGTGGGGGTACTCCAGGCAATCCAAGTGGCGGTAATGGAGATAAACCTATCGGTGCTGAACGATGGGCAGGCGTAAACAAAATCCTCGGTACATCAAATCCTGCTGGCAAGTAAATTCGGATAACATTAATTATTAACTCTTTAAGGTAAAAAGATTATGTTGGATAACTTTTTCACAAGACAAGCCAATGGTGGCGCGGTATTCACTGGTCGCACACTCATTCAGGCACATGGCTCTATTGGAGGTCATAAGAATGTCTTCGTAAAGCTCGTTAAGGGCAGCAAGGATGCGCTCTGTTATCCTACTACGGGTGGCATCTTGAAGAACCCATTCAAGGGTAGAGCGAAGATTTATGCAGGTGACCTCATTGAGTACACACCTAACATTAACAACACTACTGGTGCAGAGGTGAAGATTTTGAAGTTCTATGAGCTTGCGAAGGATGCTACTGAGACAGACGTAACCTACAAATTGGTTCGTGACGGCTATCACCACATACCGTATGCTGGCGATACTATCATGGTAGGACAGAAAGATTTTGCCACACAAGCAAAGGGTGTCACTATCACCAATGTGGAGAAATCTACCGACGGTTCAAACGATATTTGGCTCGTTACGGTATCAGAGACACTTGGTACAGCACAAAAAGCTGGTGACATTCTCGTAGAGGCAGCAAAAGCAGGTGCAAAAACGCTTCCTATGGTTACTAATCCTAATGCTTACGCAGACAAGGATATGGATTTCTTGTATGACGCGAACATGGAAGGGGTTGACGATTTGGAGTATATGCTTACTCCAGCGTTGGCACAAGAAGATACTGTTATCGACCTTGTAGCTATCGGCAATTTGCCACCAGCAGTTCTCGCTCTCAACAAGAGTCGTGTAAAGACTTGGTTCTGGTTTAATTAATCAGACCAAGTAAATGATAACGAACTTATTTTTTTGTAATTAATTGTATTTAGAATATGCAAAGATTTGATATTAACAACTCTGATTGGGCTGCACTTTTCCGCTCAAAGGATGGCGGTAGCGAGCTGTTTCAGTCTCTCGTTGACAACTCTGACCTCCTTAACATGGATGAGGGCTGGGCAATGACACAGGGACATATTGCTGATGCACCTACTCCAACAGCGGATGATGGTTCTGCTACTTTCCGAATGACTTCATATAAGTTGGAAGCTGCACCAGTCATGGATATGCGTGCGCCTCTCGGCGATTCACATCAGATGGACGCCGAGGGTGAGGCAGAGTACACTGCATCCATTCCAGACTTCATCGGTCGTGGTTTCGTAGAGACTGCTGCACAGCGTATTTACAAGGAAAAGATGTGTGCACAGTTTGGCAACGCAGACCGCATCATAGCTCGTTGGGTACGTAACTACCTCGCAGTTGGATTGAAGTCCGCGAAGGCTACATTGAACAACACAACCGCGCAGTTGGAAACGACTGGTAAGATTGATTACACTGGTCTTGGTGCTGGTATCTACGGCAAGCTCTATGATGCTCGTCTTCCAAAGGATAATTTTCAGAAGGCTGGTGCAAAGGCTTGGACTGCCGCAGATTGTAAAATTCTCACACAGATGCGTAAGTTAGAAGACGCTTATCGTGATAAGCGAGGAGGCTACGATGGTGCTCTTACTTGGAAGATGACAAAGAAGATGTACAATGATGTATTCCTTCAGAACCAAGAAGTACGCGACTTGTATGTTGCTTGGTGTAAGGCTAACTATATCGCATACGTTGAGGGTATGCCTATCACTAACGAGCAATTCTTGAAGTCATTTACAGACATTCAAGGTATTTCTCCTATTGAGATTGTCGTTGAGAAGGAGCGCAACAAGACACGCACAACCGACACATTTGTCAAGGGTTGGAAAGATAATCGCGTTGTTCTTCGCCCTGCTGGTGATGCAGTAGAGTTCAAGTACACCGATGTATTGGAACGTGACGTATTCGGTAGCGGCTATGGTGCAAGTACTATTGATACCACTTTCGCAACCATGCTCAACGGTCTTGTTACAGCAATGAACACCACAACCGACAATGGTCGATTGAAGGAGTGGCACACAGACGTGATGATGTCTGCTATTCCAGCTCTCATCTCATTCACTAACCACGAGATTATCCACACCGATGTAGCTGGTGACGGTGCAGTATCTTAATGGTTAAATACTCACAATATACGATAACATTTAATTCATTTATCTCTCAATGGCAGCATCGAAGTTTGACATATTGGACTATTTGAGCGGCATGACTAACTTTGTCTTTGACAAGTCGGCATTAAACAATGTCGCTTTGGATTGCGGCGTTTCTGATGTTGAGTCTTATTTGGACTTGACAGAAGAACAGAAGGACAGATGCAAGATTGCACTCTTGGAAAAGATTGTATTCGGTGTCTATCAGACAGCATCGACCACAAACCAACATGGCGCATATACTCTTACGGTAGGTGCTCAGACCATTACATCGGCTGCATTGCTGAGTATCAAATCAGAACTCAAAAGACTTTACAAGAAGTATGGAGAGGATGAAAAACTTGAAGCTCTCAATGAAACCGATGGAGAGGTTAAATGGATTAAAGAAACAGATTGGTAAGCTATGTACACTGACAGAAATTCTTTGGATGAATATGCCTATCATGGCGTGTTCTACCGCTCGGAACAAAAACCGAAAGAAGATGGAGACCTTATCGGAAGCGATGGGGATATGTTAGGTGATACTGATACTAGCTCAGACGAAACAGAAAATGTAGAAACTATCATTTTTGAAACTGATTGCGATATTCAGGAAACCAACAAACTCTTTAATTCGGGCGTAGTTACGTTAGGATATACAATCTATTTTCCGATGCCAACGAAAGAAGGAGAAGACGGAAAAGATGAAGAATATATTCCTGAAGGTTTGAATGCAGGCATTCGTTTCCGTGGAAAGATGTACGGAATGGACGTTGACGGAATGGTTATTGGCGTTTATCCGACACAAATGCATGGATGTGTAGCTTACATCAAGGGTACTGACATTTAGTTTTTTCATCATAAGGTAAAATGTATTTAGGATAACAAGGTATGGCACAGAGGATTAATCGCAGATTGTCTCGCATTGAAAATTTCTTTTCGATGCTTCTTACTAAAGGAAAAATCTCAGACAACATATTTGTCGGAGAGTTACCTCCTACAACTAGCAAAGACTGGGATGATTTTGTGAATGTTGACGTAGGTCAGCAAAGAGAACATGGCGGTTACTCCTCTGGCTATGCTAACATTTATCTCTATGCAAGACCAAAGGGAACTCCACTTAGAAAGAACGTTAAACTACTTGACAAGATGGAAGGAATCCTTGACGATGTGATTAAACAATCTAATAATAAGGACTATACAATTCAAGTTCTTTACCGTGATAGCGGATATGATTCAAATCGTCAGTTCCATTTTCAGATGATTTCTGTTTCAGTTATCGCAAGATAAATATATAAAATCTATTAAATGTAACATTTAAAACTCATTATATTATGGCGAAAAAGGTTATAAATACTGGTGCGGAAGCTGTCAAGTTCATCAAGCCAGATTATATTGTTGCCACATTGTTCGATGGCACAGAGACCGATGAATCTGCTCCAAAGGGTGATTCTTACATTCTTGAGGATGTTATTGAGGACACTACATCTATTTCACAAGATGATAACGACACCACCGATATTGAGTGCGAGACCTCTGACTCTCCTATCATTTCCATTGTTAAACTTGGTAAATGGCAGTTTGCGGCTGAGATTGGTGATACGCAGAAGGAGCTTTTGGCTGCATTGTGTGACTTTACTGACGATGCAACAGGAAAGAAGACTCTTGCACCTTCTACTTACAAAGCAAAGTATGCAAAGATTGATGTTGTACAGGTTCAACCTAATGGAACCACAATGGAGGCTTACGTTCTTCCAAAGGTTCAGCTCAATTCTAAGTTGACTATTGAGTCTCTCAATTCAAACTTGGCTCGTATTGCATTGGCTGGTACTGCCAAGGATATTGCGCTTACCGTTGGCGCTAAGACTGTTCGCACACCATTCTATGTTGACCACAACTATTCATTGCCAACTGCTAGTGAAGTAATGTAGATTCTTCAACAATTCTCGACTATATACAAGGGGCGGCGGCTTTTATGCTGTCCGCTCCTTTTTAAGTTTTATCATTTATGGCTGAAACATTATACAAAAAAGCATTAAAGCTTATTACGAAGGAATTAGACAAGGATGCAAAGAATGTGTTAAGAGAATGTATTCAAGAAATTACATACACACATCAAACGCACAACCTCTACGATTCTTACGGATATGGCATTTATGTCGAAGGCAAGCCTGAAAAGATAGGTTACTTATCATCCTCTCCAAAAGCATCCAAAGGCAAGAATTGGTATGGAGAAGAGATTAAAGGTCGTGAAGCGATAAACGAATATCTCAAAAACGATTATTCCCCTAGTGGAGTAATTGATTTGGCTGTTGTTGCGACTATGCCATACGCTAAGATATTGGAAGATGGCGGTGGTAATCTGAAACAATCTTATAGAGTCATTTCTATGTCGTTTCAAAAGCTACAAAACCTATCCAAGAAGTATAATGGAACAGTAAGTGTGATTAGAAAGTAATTCATATATATGGGAAAAGTATATAGAGCACAAAAAGACCCGAATAAAGCTAAGAAACAAGCTGTAGAAGACGAGAATAAGGTGTTACCTAGTTCTCCCTTGTCTGATGCGGCAATGGAACGTCTGGCGCAAATTATGAATGATTCTCCTACAATTGTAAAACTACAAGGCACAGAGTGGGAGATAAGAGCATTGAAGCCAGGCACTCAATGGATGATTGCAGAGGAGGCTTGTAAGATAGTCAAGGGCGAAAACTTATCAATGGGTGACGTTATCAAGGAGTTTGCTATCAACATTCCATCGGTGGCAAGAGTAATCACACTATCCTTGCTAAATGACAAGAAACGCATTGATTCTGAGGAATACCAACAAGTTTACGACCAGTTGCTTTGGGGCGATTACGACATAAAGGATTGGGCAACATTACTCGTTGAGATTCTCAATTTGCTAGATGTGGATTTTTTCTTCGCGAGTACCAATGTGATTCAGACCGTCCGCAATCAAGCTCTGATGAGGAAGAAACAAGCAGCCGAATTATCCCGTCACGAACAGAATACGGACAAATGATAGATTTCTTACGTGCCAACACATGGTGCTCGCAAGAAGAATATAAATGGAAAATGACTGTTCCTCAGATTCGTCTTGCGTCTATGGATTTTACTCATATTGAATATATTTCGTCAGACAGAGACAAAAATCAGAAGAACGACAAATTAAAGAATGCAAAGGTAATCAATGGTGCAGAGGATTTACGAAATCTCAATGACCTTGGAATACCTATTTTATAAACTCTTAAACTTTTGAATTATGGCAGATTCAGCATTAGGAGCAGCTCTAACCATTCCTAAAAGTGCGTTAGATGCTATAGAACAAGCAGACAAAAAATTGAAAGACATACAAGATACGGCTAAAAATACCGCGTCTAGTGTAACACAATCTTTCAAGGATATGTCTGTTGGTACTAAGCCGTTCCTTGATTCTTTAGACCAAGTTATAGCAAAACTTGCAACAATCAACGCATCTGCTTCAAATGCAAGCAGTGGTATCTCAAACGTAGGTGCGAGTGCAGGTAACATGAACAATAACATTACGTCAGCAGCACAGAACATTCAAAATATGGTAGCACAGCTATCTAAGATGAATGGTTCTGGCACTAGTGGTATTATGCAAGCGGCACTTGCATTTCAGAGATTACAGGAATCGGCAAAGGGTGCTAGCGGTATGAATATTGCTGAGTTAAAGCAAGAAATTGGTTCTATTGAAAGTATGTTGCGAGATACAACACAAAATCTCACCAAGGCAGACCAAGATGCACTTATTAAGCGAAAGAAGTCATTACAGGATGAGTTACGATACCAGCAGCAGATGTATAATGAACGTGCTGTTGCTTTTCAGAAGGCTCTTGATAAGATGGTTAGTGCAGAACAATCTTACAACAACAAACAGAGAAAGGCATACGCTGATAGAGCAAAAGACTATCAGACGAGAAATAACAAGGCAAACACCACATATCAAGGCGCGCTTGATTTCTCTGCTACTGCAAATACGCTCAACCGCCAAGTACGCGCTATAGAATATCTGAAAGAGGCTCGTATGAAGTTGTCTCAAACCGATGCTGATTATAAGCGAAAATTGGATATTCTCAATGCTGCAATTGAGCAACATAACAAAAACTTGAAAGAGGCTGATGTTAATTCTCGCGCGTTGACAGAACAAACATCATATATGGCTGGATATATGTCACGTTGGGCACAGCGTATGGCATTTGCATTCTCAGTGGGTTCTATCAAGAATTTTGTCGAGCAGATTGCATCAGTCAGAGGTCAGTTTGAACTTTCAGAGCGTTCACTCGAAGCTATCTTGCAGAACAAGCCAAAGGCAGACGAGATTTTCAACAAGACTGTAGAACTTGCCGTTAAATCACCTTTCCGTATCAAGGACTTGGTGGATTACACACGACAACTTTCCGCTTACCGAATTGAGTCTGATAAACTTTATGATACAACCAAGCGACTTGCCGATGTTTCAGCAGGTATTGGCGTTGATATGGGAAGACTTATCCTTGCATACGGACAAGTCAAGGCTGCTGCATACCTTCGCGGTTCTGAGGTTCGTCAGTTTACTGAGGCTGGTATCAATATGTATGGTGAGTTGCAACAATACTTTAAGGAAGTTAAGGGAGAAGCGTACACGACCGCACAGATTGTTGATATGATTTCCAAGCGTAAGGTTACATTTAAGGATGTTGAGGCAATATTCCAACGCATGACCGATAAGGGTGGAACATTCTACAATATGCAAGAGATTCAGGCTGAAACTCTCCAAGGTAAGATTTCCAACTTGAAGGATGCTTTCGATGTGATGCTTAATGATATTGGCAAGGCTAACGAGGGCACAATGAAGGGAATGGTAAGTTGGGGTACTTCTCTGCTTGATAATTGGAATACTCTTGCAGAGATAGGAAAAGCTCTTATATCTATTCTTATTGCCATAAAAGCTAATTCTATGTTTACAAAGACTAGTCTAGGACAAGCTTTTTCGCAAGCATCTGGCACAGGTATCGTGAGATACAAGGCTCTTTTCGTAAATTCCTTAGATGGAATGAAAAAAGCTCTTAAAGATTTTGGCGGTCTCGTTAAAAGTTCATTATCAGGTATAGGCGTAGGTCTTGCTATTTACGCTGTAGCAGAAGTAATAACTACCGTTTACGATAAGATTTCCAAGTACAACGAAAATGTACGTAAGGCAGAAGAAGAAACCATAAAGGCAAAGGGCGCAATAGGTGCTTTAGCTGGAACGTACAACGACCTTGCAAATGCAGCCACAAATGCAAATGGCAAATTAGAAGGAAAGGATTTAGAAAAGAATGTCGAAGATAGACGTACAACGTTACAAAAGCTTATTGATGCAGCATCAAAAGACGGACTGACTTTCAAAATCAATGTAGATAGTCTCGATGTAAACCAACTTAATACTACTTTCAGTAAGGTTGAAAAAGAGTATAAAAATTTCGTTGATAACATGGAGATTCTCAGAAGAAACTATGCAAAGAATGATGCAAAGAATACTTGGTTTACTGATGGACTTGATGATGATGCAGACGATTACAAAGATGCTGTGATTGATGCTCTCGCAAAGTCTTCGCAAATGGAGAGAGTTGTAGCAAACATTAACGCAAACTATAAACAAGCCACTTCGACCACGAAGAAATACTTTGATGAGATACGTGCAGGTCAAAAGGATAACGAATCCAACATTGATTATATGACACGCATGTATGAGTTGATAAAGAAAATCAACATAACACAAGGCGGCAGCGACTATAAAATGCCATCTTTCATTGGTACTTCGCAAGCTGATTTCAATGACATTATCCGTGCGATGAACAGCGTACAAAATAAGGCGCAAGAATTGAACAGCGAGTTTGATAATGTTTTTGCAGGCATGAAGGATGCGTTCAAAAACGACCCAATAAAGATACAAGCATTTATTGATAAAATTGCGGCAGAGCGTGATTGGAATCAATACGAGAGAGACCTTGCTTATAGACACTTTGGTATCAATGTATATATTGATAAAGCCAATATGGAGAAGCAAGCATCTTGGGTTGATGATTATATTAATGATTTCTTTGCAAAGAAAAAGTATGGTATTAGCCTCGTTGTCAAAGAAATTGATGACGATAAGGCTTTTGAAGGCTTCCTTGGGAAAGGAGACCAAGCAGCAAAGGCTGCAAAATCTTGGAAAGAAGTTGAAAAGAGACTCGCCGCGGTTGGCAAAAACTCGCCTACAATAACAGTTGATGATACTATCAGAAATATATTCAAGGCTGGTGAAATTGGAGCAAACCAAATGGTAATTTCTGTAGCCAAGGTGAGAGCCAAGGTTAGGGAATTGAAGCAAGCCGCGACTCAGCAAGCGTTAGCTTTGGGTGTTAACCCTTTTGAGGGTGATGCTAAAAAAAATAGAATCAAGCAAGATAAGGCACAAAGAGACATCTTGCAAGAGCGTATTTCCCTGTTAAAGGATATGAACTCTAAATACAACGAGTTGATTAAGACGGAATCAAAAGAGACCGCATTATCTGCTACTCGTAAGTATTTTAAAGAGGCTGCGCAAAATGTAGGATGGAAAGCTTCTGATATTCTGCCAGACGATGCATCTGTGGCAAAACGCATTCGTGAGATTGGCTCTCAGTACAAGGAATTGACAAAGCGAGGTAACGCATTCCGCATTTCGGCAGACATTGATTTGAAAGTTTCTGAGAAGGAATACAACAAATTAAAGGATGATATATCTAGAAATGTCAATGATGCATTCTCTCAGATGGACTTGTACAAAAAACTGAAAGATGAGGGTATGTCTGATGAGCTTATTAAGTCTATGTTTGGAGACCTTACGAAGTCGTTTGATGAAGTACAGGAAGACATAAATAATGAGTTTAATAAGTATATCATCAAAGACTACGAAACTCATTATGGTAAGGATTTCACAAAATGGGGCGATAAGGTTATTCAGCAATACAACTCTGATTTTGAGAATACCGCAGAAGTCATAAGGAAAAAGTTCTCTGGAAGTGATGTCGAAAAAGAATATCTCAATCAGACACAAAAGCTCAATCAGAAAATCGAGCAAGACACGACAGATACTGCTCAAAAACTCTTCAAAGAGTATAAGCAACGCCTGTCAGACCAGTTGCAGCTTGATAGAAAATATATCGCGGATAGAATAGCAATAATGAAGAATTTCTCTGACCCTGAAACTCAGAAGAAATTACTTGATAATATTGACTTGGACTACAAAAAGAAGACTGGCGAAAATACTTGGAAAGATTTTAAAAATAGCGACATGTATGTTCGTCTGTTTGATAATCTAGACCAAGTTTCTTCTAAGGCACTTGATGCGATGGCAGAAAGACTGCAACAGTTGCGTACAGAGCTTAGAGACCTAGACCCAACAGAGTTGAAGACTATTGCGGAACAGATTAATAAGGTCAATGAAGTTCGCAATTCACGCAATACTTTCAAGGCTTTCACTAGCGGACTTAAAGAAATGATTAAGGCTGGTAAAGACTTAAAAAAGTCGGGCGGCGTAGAAAAGTATGTAGAGCTTAACGGACTTAGAGCAGATTTGACGAGCAAATTGCAGAACCAAAATGCTTATGTTGAGTCTTTGGAACAGGAATATAACGAACTGACAAAGAATAAGGATGCGAACGAAAGCGTTGTTACAACCTTAAAGTTGAAGTTAGCAACCAACAAAAGCATTCGTGATTCTTTGAAATCTCAGTTAAACCTCACAGATGAGCAGATTGCAAAGCTCGGAACGATTATGACTGAGGAAGAGCAGGCAAAAGCAAAGTTCTCAAAATCCGTGACAGATATTACAGACGTAGTTTCCACAATGGCTAACTCGTTTAATGCTCTGTTTGAGGCACTTAGCGGTTCTGATGCTAATTTAGAGAACACTCTGGATATTGTCAGCAACATCGGTCAGGCGGTCGGTTCGTACTATAGCGGAAACTATGCAGGTGTCGTATCGGGCGCAATGGGCGCGCTTACAGGCGTAGCTAAACTCTTTAGTAACGAAGGAAAGATTGATAAGGAAATTGCACGCCAAGAACGCGCTGTAAATTCCTTGCAACACGCTTACGAAAAGCTTAAAAAGAGTATGGACGATGCCTTTGATACGCAAAAGCTCTACGAATACAACCAAAAATCGGTCGATGCCCTTAAAAAGCAGCAGAAGGCGTACCAAGCAATGATTAATGCAGAGCGCGGTCGCAAGAAACCTGATGAAGGTAAGATTCAAGAATGGGAACAGCAGATTGATGATTTGAACACTACAATCAAAGAATTAGGTGAGTCTATGACAGAAGCACTTGGCGGTTTCGGTTCTCAGTCTAACTATAAATCTGCTGCTGAAGCTTTCTCGGAAGCGTGGGTAGATGCTTTCAATGAAGGTAGTGATGCACTCGAAGCACTCAACAATAAGTTTGACGAGTATTTCAATACAATGCTCACCAAGCAGTTAATGAATAGAGCTACTTCAAAATACATTCAGCCTATCCTTGAAGCATTCGACAAAGCGGTATCTGAGGGCAGCGAAGGTGGAAACAATGGTCTTGACGTTACCAAGAAAGAACTCGAAGGTATCAAGGAACTGAAAGACAAGAACCTTGCATTATTCAATGAGTATGCAAAGAACTTGATGGATGTTCTCAACGTCAAACCTGCTGGCAGTTCAAATATCTCTGCTTTGCAGCAAGGTATTCAGTCTGTTACAGAATCAACCGCACAGGCGTTGGAGTCAATACTCAACAGCCTACGATATTATGTAGCCACTCAGCAAGCAGATGTCCGTATCATCCGCGACACTCTGTTAGAGAAGCTCGGAAATAGTATCAGCGCGATAACGCAAGACACATCAAGCAGTCCTGTACTCATTGAGTTGAGATTGCAGACAACAATACTTACTGATATTCGCGACACCTTGGCTAGCTGTGTAAAGGGCGGTCACAAGCAAGGAAGAAATGGTATCAAGGTATTTATGAATTAGTTTTCAGTGTTCTATACATAAAATTAGGGCAAGCTCGGTTTCACAACTGAACTTGCCCTTTTTAATCAACATAAATCTAACTAAACCTTAACTAATATAAAAAGTAAAATTACACTTTATGTCTGTGTACCGCCGTACACTCTGTAAACAAGAAAATAATATAAATATTTTTACCAAACTTTGCTATTTAAATGAGCTGTAAGACGTTATTTTTGTTCATCCTTACAACTATTCCACTCTGACACATAAATCGCTCCTAGCGTCATATTTGCGTCATCGTAGCTAATGATTTTAACATCATTATCCTCTCCGTACTCTATGAGGTCACATTTTCCTTTGCATTCGATGCGAACTTCACTCTTTCCGCACACATAAATGCGAGTAACCATATTCTCAGGAACTTCAATTTCCAAATCCTTGCAGTACGCGACAAGAATAATCGTAGAGCGCACCTTGATAACTCCATGAGCACCTATATACATTTCGCTAGTATATCCGTGCTCGTTACATTGATAGAATCCATTGGCAAACTCACCAAACTCTTTCAAAAGGTACTCTTTTGACAATCCCCATCCGAAAGCTATAGAATCAGCCATAAACTCAATTCCGTTTGAATCAAGAGCCATATTTACCAATTCTCGCTTACTCGCGGCAGAATCCCATTTCCCTTTATATTCTCCGCACAATCCCAACCTTAGGGCATTGCGCTTCAACGTCAATAATTCATTGCTATTCCCCATACCATTCTCTCAATCTATCGTTAATTAAAGTGTTCACATACGCATAGGTTTTATCGTACCCGACAAGCTCGTGGCACTTGCGGACACACCGCATAGCAGATTTCTCATTGATGTCCGCGCGCTGTGCGATAACGGCATAGGAAAAGCCATACCGATTGTGTAGAACGTCAAGAACAAAGTTCCTTGCTACCGCTCTCGCAAAAGGAATGTTAGTATTGCCAACATATAAATCGTCTGCATTCACTCCTTCCTTTTCCTCAATACGCATAGCCGTGTTCACTTGTTCGCAAACCATCCGCTCTACCTTATCCATTGTATCATTACCTAAGTATATCATCGCCGTTATATCTTATTTTTATCTTTATAAACGTAACCTACCGTATCACAAGGGTATTTATCATCTGGTGACAATACACCTGCATCTTCCATCTTCTGTCTGAAATCCACAGAAACCATAGGAACTAACTTGTGAAGTCTAGAACCATCGGCGGCAGCCCAAATCGGTTTTAGATATTGAACAGGATTCTTAACCTTTACACCATCCCATTTGATTCCATTCTGAATGAATGGTATAAAGATACCGTCTCGCTTCACTCCGTTAGCATCACACATCCTTACAATCCTGTAATCTCGGAATAGTCCGTATTTCAGTTCTATATACCATTCATTATACATAAGCTATTCCTTTCCTTGATTAAGAGCCTCGGCTGCTTGCTCTGCCAATATTGCCTGCTGACCGTGCTCAAAGTTCTTCTTCAAGTCTTCCTCTGTCTCTTCGGAAACTGGAGTGTTCATTACAGTTTCCAACTCTTTATGCATACGACCGATGTAATCCATCTTGTTCTTTGCGAACTTTGCAGCATCATCTGCATCAGTGAACGCTGTAATCGGATGAGTAATGTTGGCTTCTGTGATGATAACCATACTATCAAGCATATCCTGATAAGTAACATAAGTCTCAGGGAAAATATCATTTTCTTTTCCCTTTACTTCGTTCTTCATCGCGACAAGATTTTCAAGCCACGCGAATGTTGTAGTGGTAAGCGCGTGTCCTTCCATATCAACACCGCCCCAACGCTTAAAACGTGCTTCAAATCCAATATGTGTGTGGAAAATAGCACAATCCTTTAAAATTACGATGAAGAAATGACCGAAGTCGGTAACGCTTTCAACATCTTTTTTGTTGATTCCGACAACAACTTTAAGCAAACCTGCATTGTTGTCAACAGTCTTCTTTTTTGCAATTCTAGCCATAACTATATATTTATTTTTGTTCTACAATCGTTTTGTACTCGAAACTAATGCAAGATGGATTATCCTCAGAAGTAAATCTAACATCATTAGGGTCATTGCAAACCCCATCTTTGAAGAAGAAACAATCTTTGCAAGTATATACCAGCGGAATAATGTCTCCGCAAGCATCATCGTCAGGATTTGCGTATGTATATAAGTCTTTGCCCATGCAATATGGGAACTCAGAATCTTCATCATTCAACAATACGCAATCCTTACAAGTGTATTTAGTCTGCTCCATGTTCCTTACGTTTTTGATATTCCATCAATGTCAAGATACAATAGTTAGCGCAGTCAAGAAGAGCATCTTCCAATGGTTCATTAGCAACTTGCGCCTCGTTGTCCTTCAACGTCTTGATTCGATTCACTTTCTCTCGTATCTTTCCGTAGCCGTAGTTGATACCAAGCTCATCATACATTTCTGAAAAAGCATTCCCATAATCGTGATTTTTGCGCTTATAGGTATCACTCATCTTGTCGGTGATTTCATTAAAGCGTTCAGAATCGGTTCTTTCGTTTTGTTTTCCCATAATAAGACTGTTAAACGGCAACTCGCTCCAATTAAGATTATTGCCGATGATACAATTATTCCATTCATCCATCAACTTTTCTGCATATTCGGGATATAAACCATTCTCCTGCAAAATATCTAAATCTACGCGTACACTAGTAATGTCACGAATGTCACAATAAACACGGTCATCTTTAACAGACTTTACACGAAAAACATCTGTAGGTTCAATCAGTGGCATGCAGCATCCTTTCCTTGTATTGACATAATAGAGAAATCCTTGTCTAGTGCGTTCTATACTCTCGCACGGAAGTAAAAATTCCAGCCCAACCTTAATATCTTCTTTCTTAATCATAATCTTTATTTTTAATTATGTCAATAATATCATGTTCCTTAATTTTGAGAAACTGGTCAAAACTGATTCTCTGAATACTTTTAACGATATGGAACTTGCTTAAATCAGCACCATAGCGGTCTATTGATAGAGATACTACCGGTTCTGCGTATTTATCGTCTGGAGCTTTGAACGATACCAAGAACCTATCGTTTACAAAGTCGGTTTTCTCAACCATTCCGCAAATCATATTATCGTATTGAAAGATTCCGTTTTTGAATTTTTCCTTTTCTTGACCTTCGAGGTTTTCGATAAAATATGATGCAGGTGCAATAAACAGATTATTTTTCATAAGCTATTCCTCCTTATCTTTTACTTCAACAAAATCTCCAATGCCCAAACGAGCATTGTTGATGCAAGAGGCTACCCATCCGAAGAGATATGCGGAAGGCTCTTTTCCGTGGTCTATACCGCACGCGTTCTCGATGGCATCTACTACGTGGCTGCTTTCGTGCGAGATATTACCCATTGTCATATACTTCTTTAAAGGGAACGACACGAGTATTCCGTACTTCTTGTCAGACTTCCTCTCTGCTTTCTCGTAGGTTATACCAAAATACTCATCTTTGCCATCAGGAAGTATTATTCCATCGAAAGCAGATTTAGCAATATCTATAAAGTCGCCTCCTATATGCACCCACAGTTTGCGTGGATATATCACAGGGTCAAACTCGTAATATCCTTTCTTCTTCATAATTCACGAATCAGTTTAGTTATACGTTTGTATTCCTTAAGAATTGGAGCATCGAACCATTTCGTTTCAACAATATATGTTCTGTCCTGTTTTATAACTCCAACAAGTTGAGGATTACCCCATATTCCGTACAAATCTATACGATATGCTCCCTTGTCTGTAGCAACAAGATAATAAGTATCTGTCCTGATTCTGTCTTTACTGCCAGACGTTTCTACGATTTTGTCAACAGAGTACACCGTAATAGTGTCATACAACTCACGATTGTCTTCTTGAAATCTCTGATTTCTGCTACATGATGCCAATAGATACACCACTGCAATTAATGCAACTAATAAAAACTTTTTCATATTCTCAACTATTTATGTTTTAAAATAACGCGGACTGCGCTTGTTATGTGTAGAGCTTGTGTTATTTGTAATGAGAGTACATCCCTAGAAGAATTTTGCGGGCTGGCATTCATCGATTAACTTGCGTGCTTCTTTAGCACACTCAGCCACGCATTTTTCGACTGCTTCTGTGATGTCTTGGATTTGCCCCTCACGCATATTGTCGTATTTATCGCAAGTATCGGCTATTATTTTGTAGAGAACACGATTTTGCAAAGCCTCCATATAATCTACATAATCCTTGCAAGTACTGCGTCGAGGTGCTTGCACCCAATCAAGAAAATCCTTCTTCCAGTCTTTCCATGTTTTGATTTTTATTACTATCATTGCTATTTATATTTTTTATTTGTTGTTCTTGTGCCCTATATGATATTTGTTGCATATCCTACACCGATACACCGCCATACCTTGTGCCCGTAACTTCGGATTCTGATTCAGAAACTCCCAAGCATCATCCTCAGTCTCGTATGCGACCTTCGCCTTCCATGAATGAACCTTCTTAGTCCAATGTTCGGGGTCTGGTTTGAACGGCGGTACTTTATTAGGATTGTGATGGTTATTCCTCATAACTCAATGATATTAATGCAACTATCATCAATCGCGATATAGCAATCAAGTGTCTCGCGTCTGTAACCACCGAAATCAATAAGTATCTCAGAATCTTCGCTTGCACAAATGAACTCTTTGTTGGCAAGCAATTCATCCTTCGTGATGGTTTTCTTAACCTCACTAAAATAAATTCTACCAACCATAGGTGCATTGATAATGCCGCCGACCTTTACCACATCATCATCCGATGTTATATATATGATAGGTAAATCACCTTTTGCATTCTCAAAGAACACGTTATTCAAAAGCTCTGATTTAGTCATAATCTGTTATTTTTTAGTTGATGATGGTTTGCGACCACGTTTCTTTGTCGTATCGCGCTTGCTAGCAGTGTAATCCAATGACGATTTCTTAGGTCTGCCTGGCTTTCGCTTTACAGGAACGGCTTCTTTATTCGGCAACTGCAACGTCTCACATTCCTCATCTTCGCCAAATTCGTTCTCGAACTCTCTTCCGTCACGCTTCTCTGCATCGGCATCATAGGCGCGCTTCCACTTGCGCTTGGCAACCTTCAACTGTTCTTTCTTGAACGCCTCTGATTCCTCATGAAGCTTATCGTAGTCTATCTCAGGTGCATCAAACTCACCTTCAATACTGCATTCGGGATTTTGCTCAACGTCCTTTGATTCCATTTCCTGATGAATGCGGTCTTCCTCTGAAATGTATGGCTCATCGTCAACTTTCTGCTTATGACTGGCATTATACTCGTCAATGAACTCTTTAATTTCCTTCTTAGAGCATCCATCTTTTCTCATTTCAGCCAACTCAAACTCGAACTTCTGACGTTCAATGTCCTCAAATCTCGTTCCGTCCAAATCGCTTCCCTCATTGAGTACGTTGATTTTCTTGTTTTCCTCATCAGCTTTCATCTGTTTATCAATGGCAATCTCCAATAACGCGTGATTAACGTTCGATTCCGTCATTTCATCGACCTCATAAGCCCTAGGGTCTTCACCAAGCTCGTTTTTCAGAAAGTTCTTCTTTGCTTCGATGCAACCGCTCGGCAAAAACTGAGCCTCATCAAGATACATATAAGGATGAATGCTCTTGATAGACATGATAGGATTCGGTGTGCCGAAGTCTTGCAAAAGCTTTATATATTTGTCCGCATTCTGCTGATAAATGCAGTAGCATTCCTCCAAATTGCGCTTCTGAACAAGCACAATTGCCATTATCCAGAATGGGTCTTTACCATCCGTGTAGCGTTTCGGCAATCCTTTCGTCTGCAACGATGCCGCTTCCAACGCCTTATCAAGTGATTCTTCCTTTATTCGCATATATTCTCAACTGTTTAGAAGCATCCACCGACCGTAGAAGGAACTCGAACCTTCTGTTTACCTAGACTTGTATCTAAAAATACGTCCTACCGCCTTGCGGATGCTGTTGTTTCTATTTTCCACCATTCTTCAACCAATCTTCAATCACGGTACTGTCACCATCAAACGACTGACCGAAGACGTTTACCAACTTAACCGAACAAAGCAGATACGGAATGTTCTTGATGTTATCCGTTGATGGCTCTGTAGCATCCTGTACCAAAAACAGCGCTTTCTTCTGTCTGTAATCGTCATACCATAGTATAAGCGCACCTTCCAAGTAGGCATACAGACTATCCCATGCTTTCTCGGCAGCTTTTATCTGCTCAGTAACGGAAAGCTCGGTTGTTCCGTCAACATCATACCCGAACACGCAGACTGACAACGTAGCGTTTGTGCTCTCATGTCTAGCATTCGGGTCAATGAACACTCTCAACGCGTCACTCTCAGGATAGCTCTCGGTATATACGCCCTTCTGCTTACCCTTGGAGTTCAATCCATCCAATGACTTGTAGCGGACAGAACCGCCGCCGAAATCATCCTCCAGACTCTTGCGCACTCCGTCTGCCTTCCAAGCTCCCTGCTCGGACTTCAAGTAACGCTGTATGTAGAATTTCTTTTCTGCCATATTCCAAAGTCGATAATTCGTAAATCAAACATTTATGCTGCAAATATACGCCAAAAAATCAAGCCAAAAATGAACTTTACATAGTTTAACAAATTGCAAATTTGTACCATTTTCCCCATATCCCCAATTAAATATATGTTATCCGCATAAATCAGATTTTTCATATTGAAAATTTAACATTTGAAGCAATTCCCATATAATAATAACACGTAAATAAACCATTGTACCCTCGCGCGCAGCCGTAGTAGGGGATGTCAACCCCTGTATATAGTAAACTATATACTCATCCCCTAAGAAGAAAGGCTTCGCATCAACCCCATATCAATATCACGCAAAACTGCAAACCGTATATAGCAAAAACGAACCTAAAATCAAAGAACAACCTTATTTTTCAGCAAAAACGAAAATAAACGCAAATAACTCGAAAATTGTATTCTAAGACGTTCAAAATACGATGGCGATAAACTATACCGCAAAGCTACATAAAACGCTCCATAACGCACGAAAATAAGCGAAAATGAATATCTCGAAAACTTATGCAAAATCAAAAGTAGATATGATATTCTGGAAAATGCTCAAAATTCGGCAGAAAAGCGGAATTTAAAAAAGCAGAGTATTTTACAAAAAAAAATAAAAAAATAAAAAATAAAAAATTTCGGACGAGAGCTGACCCACCCTGCGAGTGCCAAAAGCGGGGGGGGTAGGGTGTTGTTTGCCCTATATAGGGGTAAATCACTGAAAATCAATACTTTATTTGCGACAAAAACGGACGTTTTCGGGCAAAATGCGGCTTTTTCGTTTCTGTTTCTATTTTCTGTAAATTATCCAAAATAAGAGAAAAAGCGAAGAAATAAAAAGTAAAAAGATAGGATGTTTTCGCAAATATGCAAGAAAACCCGAAATTCCCAAAAAGTTTTCTATTTACCATAATACTTTGTATAAATATACATTTCAAACTTGCATAAACATACAGAAACTTGCATAATGTTTCACACACAATTTTCGTGAAACAAAAAGCAAGTGGAAGCGGAAACAGAAAATGACGGCTACAAACGTACCAAAAACGAAAAATAGTACTATCATATATTATCAAGCTAGAAAGCGGCTGCAAATAGACTCAAACGACAAAGTAAGTACTTTCTATCTACCAAACAGGAAAACGGCTGCAAACTGCAAATAATACGCTTTTAGGCATTTCCTATATATAATGTACGTGCGCACGCTACCATATAGAAAAAACGTCTGCAAAGATGATTTTTCGGGCTGCAAAGGTGCAAAGATAGAGAAAACAGATAAAAGCATACAATAACCCCTATTTAACCTATTATATTGCAAAGTAGAGATTACAATCTATGTAAAGATTTAAGAAAAACCAACTATTTTCAAGAAAAAAGCGAGAAAAAGCGTAATTTTTTGCCTAAAAGTTTTGCGTATTCGGGAAATTGTCGTACCTTTGCAGTGCATTTAAGAAATAAGGATGCTTACTTAAGACATAGGAATCCATATATAACAATGCTTCGTTCTTTGATTTACTTTCATGTTAGCGTGATAATGAAACGCTTACTATTTGCAGCCGTGACTCTGTTTATAACAGATAGCGCAAACGTAAGATAGGCATTATCTTAATATCGTTATCAGAAACCTAACAAATGTTAGTGTAACAATACAATATAGTAGTATTAAGCGGTTTTTATGTTAGCCAACAATAAAGTAACATAAGGTAGTAATTATTATAAACGGATAGGCTATTATACGGAAGGTAGCTACATTATTACTTATTATTCTCAGCGTTGAAACATTCTAAAGTGAGTAAGGAAAAGCTAGAGTACAGAAATAAATTGAATGATAAATGAAAACCAAATACAATAATAAGTAACTGTTATATGTAGGCGAAAACCTCAGCCGTTGGCAATTGTGCGAATCAATTGATAGCCACAAATTAGTAACTTAAAAACAAAAGCGATATGATTACAACAAACAAATTTTCAGAGGTTGCAAAGGTACTCAAAGGACTTGCAGCAGTTTATAGCGTTCAATATGATTCTTCATTTATTGAGTCTGATATGAAGATAGATATTGATACCATAAAGAAAGAGTTTGCCAACTGCAACGGCAAAAAGTACGGATTCGGATTAACAATTGGCATCCGTAAGTCTGGAACAAATAACTCATTAGGTAGCATGTTCCGCACATTTCTAGTAGATGGCGATTTTGTTGCTTTGTTCACTCTTGTATTTGATAACCATACAAAGGTATGGAATATTAAGAAAGTAACAAAGGAGGAGGAATGTTATTACTAGAAACAAAAAACCCACTACCTTAAAAAAGTAGTGGGCGAATCAAATTAAATCGAAAAATCGAAATAACTTGCTTACTTAAGACGGTTGCAAAGTTATTAGTTTTTTCGGATATAAGCAAATTAATTAGTAACTTTTAAATATTTTAGGTATGGAATTAGAAAATGCATGGTACAATTTTATCACTGAGAATAATATTGCTACCGAGAAAGAGGTTAATTTGGTAACTGATATTAGCGGTTATTCAGAGAGTACGTTTTTAGCTATCGTATACGCTCGTACTGGATATAGAAGTTATGAGGTAGTGAATGGTATTGGCTTTTGCCGTGTGAATAATGATATAAACGGGAATCCCCGATATGTAGTGCATTTTCTCGCTTTTACTACTGAAGAAGAAATGAGAAACGACAATTTGAGCCAAAACCAATTGTATGCAATTGCCAAAAAGCGTGCAAATGATTTGGGCTTTTCCGTTTATCGTGCCAATTGGTACGGAGGCGGCTTTGTCGGTCAATCTTATTCTTTGATTGATACGGCAAATAAGATTAATGAGATAGTAAACAAGTAACTAACACTACCTTTGCACTCGCTTATGTGGGTACAAATAATATAAGATATGAAAAAGCATTTAAATAAGATAGTTTGGTTTTTAATGATTGTTTTTATAGTAATCGGTTTTATATTGTTTTCTGCTAGCTTTTTAGTTGGTAGTTACCCTTTGTTTAGTGTAGGGCTTTTATTTATGTGCTTTACACCATGGCTTTTTATGGCTGTTATTGTTTCATTAGATTAATTATTGGATATATGGATATAACGATACCATTCGTTTTCGCCCTTATATCTTACGTGCTTGGTATTATTGTTGGGCGTAATTGGAATAAGTACGTAAAAGAGTAAATAACATTATAAAACGCAAATAAAATGAGAAAGATAGAACAAAGAATGGTTAACGCTATAAATAATAAAGTTAACTACAGAGAAAGTAATACAGAAGTAATTGTTAAGGGTGCAAATGTATTTGTACGCTTGTATGATACATATATATATGCAAAAGTACGTGGCAATGTGTATTTTTCCGATGGCGGTTTTAATACTGTTGTGCGCTTGGTGCAGACTATAGCATAAATGAAAAACGTTGTAACTGCAAACTTACTAGCCAAAAGGAAATGCTTAATTTGCGTTATTACGGCAAAAAGACAATATCATAAAACATATTGAATAGGTGCAAAGATAGTCGGTATCTGGTAGCGGTTCGATTCCGCTTGCACCACAAAGTAACATTAAATAATTAGCAATATGAAAGAATTAAAAAAGTTAGCATTAATACTTCGTGCTTTGGGTATTACTGCAAATGTAGTTAGCGAACAAATTACATGTAATGATGAATTTGTTAGTAACAATACTTTTTGCGAGTGTTTAAAAGGTGATGTGCGCTTTGATATTTGGCACGAAGAAACAAATGAATTTGAATTGCATTTTACCTTCAAAAATACTTTGGTTTATGATACCTTATATTTAGATAGTCTTATTCAGGTAGTTAGCGAGATAACTAGTACTATTACTAAATTTGAGGGTTAAATAATAGCGTGTGTGCCCTTATCTTTTCCCTTTGGTACACTTTATCAAGTGGGAAAAGATAAGGCTATATAGAGTAAATAAACGGCTAAATATATAAAGATATGAAACATATTGCATTAACTATAAAACAACTTTGGGCATTAAAGATAGTCTTTAATAGTATTTTTAACGCTCTGGAAAAGAAAGAAGATGGTAACTACTATATAGATAACAAAAAATTTTTTCTTTCACTCAACGGCAAAGAGTACCGTTCACTTTTACAAATAAGTGGTAAGTTATAATATATTGCTTAAAAGTTACTATAGCCGTGAGTAGTTTAGCTACCTCCAAATTCGTGATTTGGCACGGCACAAGTTTAATTTAAAAAGATAGGAGATTAGAATATGTATGCGACATCTGATATTAGTACGTTTTATTTCCCAAAAGCAAATGAATATTTGGCAGCAGAAAAAGAAGTATCTGAATTTGCTAACAAATTGGCTAAAGAAAAAGGATATACTAATTACAAAGTATGGACTTTGAAAGTTTACGGCTGGCGATGGAATATAGAAATAACTAACAACGATTAAAAATAGAAAAAATGATAACAAAGGAAAAAATAAAGAGTTGGCTGGAGGCTGAATATAATAGCCTCCACTTGGAACATATAAGCGAGTTAAAAGAAAGCGAGTTAAAAGATAGATTTATTCGCTTTTATTGCAAGTTTGATAAACGACTGATACGTATCAAGCGTGAAAAGATAAGCGTATCACCGATTAAAAATGGTGGTGTGCGCTTGTCTTTGGTAGCTTATGGAAAATACTATGGGCAATTTTACGAAGTGTAACTTTTAAACATTGGATATATGACTTCAGAAGAAATTAGAATGCTTACCAAAAATGAATTGGTAGCCGAATATGAACGTACCATTAAATGGTACAAAGAGCACAATTGGAATCGTAATTTTAGTAAATACGCTGAAATGTTCTGGATATTGTTTGATGATGGAGCAAATTCCTATATGTGGGCAATTGATACCATTTGTAGTTGGTTTTCTGATTGCAACAAAGAAGAATTGGAAAAGGAATTGGATAAGTACATTTAAAATCTAGCAATATGAACGAAAAAGAAATGAATTTGGCTATCTTAAACAAGTTGTATGAGATAGCCGATAAGGTTTTTAATGATGGTGTAAATGTAAAAGAAGGCAATTACACCGCATCCGATTTGGCAAAGATGAAGGATAGCGCATTTAAGGATGGCTATTTGGAGACTGAAAAGAAATCATATAAGAATGAGTGTAATAAGCAAGTAGAGAAAGATTGCTTTATTGCACCGATGGTGAGCGTGAATGTGCTATCTTTTGTGTGTTCCTTCTGTGTAGTTCAAATCTTTGCTTTGGTAGCTAAGTTTGAAAAGTTAGCTAGCATTGGTAGTAAAAAAAGAATGTTTATCAAGCAGAAAGATAATAATGAATTACTTTGCACTGTTAAGGTACTCATTAATAAATACTACTCTAAGCTATCTTTGCATTGTGCAAATGATGATTTGCGCCCTTCTATGAAAAATGTATGCTTGGATATTAGAAACGGAAGGGCAGCCGCTAGCGATGGGCACACAATGATGATTAAGGGCTTGGATGTGGTAAGTACGGAGCATTTTACATACGATTACAATTTGCCTTTGGTAAACGGAAAAGACTTCAAAAAAATGTGCTCATTGGCTAAGTCTGGAAGTACTCTTACTTGTAAGTTGGTACGTGAACCAAACGGCAATACATATTGGGTATCTGAATGCTGTGGATATTACTCTAAGACTGAGGCAAACAGATACGTAAATTACTCTTCTGTATTACCTAAGATTAATCCTGATAATCTTTGCACCATCAACGAAAAGACTTGGAAGGGTATTTCTAAATGGTTGAAGAAAAACAAAGGTTTTAACTCTATCGGTGTAGTAATAATCAAGCATAAAGAAAATGATAATCGTATTACATTCACAATTAACGGAATGTATGATAATCATGATGGTATTGAGATTTCTTGCGAGTGTGAAAACGTACCAAACAAGAATTTTGCGATTGGATTAAAGATTGATAGTCTGCTGAGATTTGAAAACTTCAATTTTGCACTTGGAAGATATGCTAATGAAGCTTTGGTATATGTAGGTAGTTTGGAAGTTGGTATGATGATGCCGATGTTTATTGATGATGAGTATAACGGTTTCAAACTATCTGACAGCTGCATTGGCGCATACGATTATTGTGGATTTGCTGAGCCTTTTGATATGCCTACAAATGAGCCTACAGAAGACGTTATTCCTGCAAAGGTGGATAATGTTACAACTGAGGAAAAAGAGTGCGCTACAGAGAAGAAAACTGAGCAAACGAATAAATCTGCAAAGGTAGTATCATTGGATAAGCCTAGCAATAAGTTTAGCTTTGATGCTATCGGTGTAAATGTAGGCGATGCACTTACATTCGTTGATGGTACAGAGGTTATTGCAGCAGAAGACAATAAGGTATCATTTTGTGGTGAACTGTTTACATTGTCGGGATTCTGCAAAGAGTTTATGCCAGATGAAAAGCGAACAAAGAGTAATTCCTATCGTGGATGCGCTTTCTTCTTTAAGGATGGTGTAAAATTGGAAAAGCTATTTAAGGAGCAGCAGAAGAAATCATTGGCATCAAAAGAAGAGATTGCAGCCGTACCTGATGATACATTGGATAGCGTGCCAAACGAGCATCTAGCGAGCGAGAAATGCACCGAGCGGACAATTACACCACCTGCAAAGGAAAACGTCTCAGAGTGCAAAGAAACGGCATCAACCGCAAAGGTTGTGGCTATCTATATCGGTGTTCCGGTATGCTTGGATATTCCACCGAACAATATGCGGTTGGATATTGCAGCAAACAAACCGTTAAATGCGGCTGTAGGCGATTGCTTATGTGGTGTTGGCAAAGTAGTACACACACTACCTTTGCCACCTCCACGGAGCAAAGAAATGAGTGAATTAATAACATATACAAACTTTTATAATACATCATAAAATGAACGTAAATCAATTAAGAAAGGCTATCAAGGTAGCCAAAGCAGAAAGCAAGGTAATTTACATTGCCATCCCTAATAACCGTTTTCATATAGACTTCAATGTTTGTAAGTATAGAGTAGACGGAACGAATGAGTTACTTATAATAAACGACTCATTTCTTAAAGAGACTATCGTCTTGGATATTCATCAAATAATGTTTATCGAAACAAAACTTATACATTAATCAATATGGAACAGACAATAACAAAAGAAGATGCACTGGAATATATTAAGCAGAATATCGGTAGGTGCAATTTATCTAGTTTTAATGTAGGAGCAACTTACGTTGATGATGCAAAAACAGAACTTAGTACTATATTCTTCATTCGTGGGTATGTTATCACAGAGGAAATAGAGTTTCGTGAGCATCAGAATATTCCTTGCTTTAAGTTCCCTCATGTATCACCTGCTTATATGGATATACATGCAGAATATACATCTGAAAGTATATGGGGCTTAGGTACATTTGAATATTTCTATCTAACCAAATCAAACTTAGATGTATTGTTAGATTTTATAAGAATAATCACTTCAAAATAGTAGAAAGGGTTAAGTTATGAAAGTATATGTAGTTATCAATTCACACCAACATGGATTGGGTGAGGCAGTTGAAGTTGATGCAGAAGTCTTCGATACCAGAGATAAGGCTAGAAAAGCGATGGAAGATAAAGGTCTGAACACATTGGAAAGCTATAAACAAGCATTGGATTGTGACGATTTCCAAATCAGCGTATCAGGCTCATTCTATCATATCTCAGACAACGAAGGTGAGACGTGGGATAATTTCGATATTGTAGAACAAGAATTAAAGTGATAAGACTATGGATATTAAGAATGCAGCTCATTGCCCTATCAACGACAAAGACCTTTGTCTTGATGATTTAGTAAAAGATTTGTTCAATGATGGTCAGTACGCTTGGAACAAAGACAATACAGAAATGGTTGGATTTGTAGGAAACGAGCCAGTATTGGTACGTCAAGAAACAGACAACAAATTGTTGGTTAGATTCCTTGGCGATGCTTGGTGTCCTGATATTGTTGAGGAATGGGTGAAGAGAATTGAACATGACAAGAACAATGATGTAGATTACATAATTGATACTTATATGTTTGGAGTGATTGAGAATGACCGAGAGCGTAAAAGTAGCGATTTTCATGTATCATTCAATTATCGTGGATAATAAATAGCAGAAAGTAACGTTTTAAGTAATAAGAGATAGGATAGGAGATAGGAGAAATGAAGACAACAGAAATCATGAATGCAGGTGGCACATCTGTAAAATACGACATCGTGAACATCGGCTGTAAGGATTGCCCTTATTGCATGATGGCAGAAGGTCAATACCTTTGCCGTTCTGACAAAAGCTGCAACGCAAAGGCAAACATGACCGATGATGATGAGCCAAAGCAGAAAGTAATAATATACAGTCGTGTCTCTACTGAAAAGCAGACATTGGAGCAGCAGGAAAGAACAATCAACGAATGGTTGAATTGTCACAATCTGAAAGCTACTCACGAAGTGAAGGAGGAAGGTGTATCGGGTAAGGTATCTTATAAGGATAGAAACCTTGGTAAGGTAGTGTTGCCGATGCTTGATAAGGGTGATATACTTATTGTGTCAGAGGTCAGCCGTATCGGTCGTTCAATGAGCGACATCAACAAGTTTGTGAATGACGAACTGAAACCACGTGGTGTGCGCTTGGTTATCGTTCAGATGGGCATTGACCTTGATTGCAGCCACCTGAAAGCGATTGACGAAATGCTTTTATTCGCTTTCTCATTCTCGGCACAGATGGAACGTGAACTCATACAGGAGCGAACACAAAGCGCATTGGAAGTACGCAAACAGAAATTGGCACAAGACGGAGAGTTTATCTCAAAGTCTGGTAAGGTCGTTAAAAAATTGGGCAGACCTAGAAAATGTGACTTGTCAAATGCACAGAAGGCTGCATCGGAAAAGCGCAAGAAAGAAGCTGCTGAGAAACCTTGTAACAAGGCTATATGGAATGTGGTTAAGAAGTGTACCAATGACTTTACGGAATTGACTACACCTAACTTTGCTGATGCAGCTATGATGTTGCAGCAGATGGGTGTTTATTCGTCCACTGGTAAGGTATTAACCAAAGAACTTGTAAGAAGTGCGTATTACAATCTACGCTCAGTCTATGGCAGTCAGGTTTATTTCAGACGCGGTTCTGCCAATTATCGTGTAATGCGAGAAAAGGGTATGACTGATGAGGAGATTCAGCAGTATTACAAGGAACTGAATAATAACAACAATAATACAGAGGAGGAATAAGTTATGATTATAGCATCACTCAAAGGAAAGATATTTAAGAAACTCCATAACTTAGTGTACGATGATGGAGAAATGGTAAATGCTAAGATACCTAGTTGCCGTATCAATATGACGGAAAACGAGTTCATTGATTTCGTCAGAAGTCTTGAATGCAGCTACAATATCTCAATAATGTATCACGATTAAAGCAAAAAAAGTTATGGCATTCTTAATAGCAATTTGGCTAATCGGCACATTGTTCGATTGCGCCATGGGCAGAAATAAAGATTAAAATTTCTGCCCTACACACAATATAATGACGCATATTGCGTTATCTTTTGAAAATAATATAAATAGTCTTTAGCCCTACGCAACACGGTTAAGCGCAAATTTATGAAGAATCAAACTAAACATTTTGTAGAGTTGGACTTAGAGGAAAGAAACAAACTCTTAGCACTTCCTCCGTCACAATGGAAAGAAGATAGCCCTATTTACTTCAAGGATTACGCTCGAACAGCAGACAAAACTGCACTTGCAGAATCTATTATCAACCTTGTAATTTTAGGGGAAAATGGAAATACTGATGAAAGAGCCATCGAATTGCTCAAGTATCTCAATTCTTTTGCTGACCGTGTAGCCCTTGCGGAAGAGTTGGTTGATGATGATAATTTCCAGGAGTTCTCACCTTTTGATGATGGCTGGGAGTGTTCAGAAGAGCAACAGACCATCATTGATAACTATGATGGTTTAGATGCTTTTGTGTATGCAGCTACATTGGAACTGGCTGAAAACTTCACTGAAGGTGGATACGCAGATACGGAAGAGGTAGTTAGATTATTTGAGGGAGAAGGACTCGATGATATTGTCAAAAAACGTAATGAAAGATAAACTAACCATTTAAACTTACGGATATGAAGAAATATCAGATATATTACAATAATACTGTTGAGATAAACAATGTTGCAGAGTTTGATACATTGGATGAAGCAAAGCAATATTGTACCGACAATACGAAAGGGTATGATAAGGTATGCGACAATGATAACTGCTGGGAAGGTCGCAGCAATAATTTTCATTATGAAGTCTATGATGGAGTTAAGGAAATCCTAGATGAGGATGGTGATGTTGTTGATTTCAAAGACCCAGTTTACGAAACAGAGCAGTTTTATTGCGATTAATAAATCATTCAGCCCTCGCTATCACGGTCAAAGCAAAAGTATGAAGAAGAATATCGACAACTACATTGGCAGTATCGTTCACGACAACGAAGATGCCATTATGAATGGTTGGTACAGCAGCATTGCAGACTATATCATCCACAACGCTGAGAATGGTGCAGGTTGGTATGAGTACTTTGATGATTCGGAGACCGAGGATAACTTGGGCGAGCCAACACAAGAGCAGATAGATGAGCTTGAAGCTTATCTCGAAGAGAATTACAACTATCTGCCTGAATAATATGTATCGCATCCAAAGACCGCCAAAGAGCATTTATTATTCTCCTTGGTGGTAATTATAATATTACTGATAATTAAATACATTTTCAATTTATGAAAAAGATTTTAATGTTTATGGCAATTATGATTGCCGTGGTGTTTGTTACTAGTTGTGGCAGTAAGCCAAAGGAAAAAACAAAACCAAAAGAAATTCCTTTTGTGTCGCAAACAAAGGAGAATCTTAAAAACTGGATTGATAATAATGCAATCAACCCCGAAGACTTTAAGGTATCTAATCTAAAGGTGGTTTGGGCAACAGACAGCCTTTGCGTCATTAATTTCCGTGCTATCGGAGAAAACGGATTTGGCGGTCATGTAAGAAACGAGTTTCAATATTTCAATATAAAGGTTGATGGCATCCTGTATGAATGGTGTGACAATGATAGATACCAAAATGGTGTACTAGATTGCGTTAAGGATGGATTTAAATTCGACTTTATGATTAGCCAAAAAGATAAAACTCTTCTGAGGCTCATTAAAGATAAGAGCAAAGCTGGTGTAATATTTGCAAATGCCTACGTGGATGCTTGTACCGATTATAGTTTTGGAACAGATGCTATTAAAACTGGCAACATATTGAATATGGGTAATATTCAAGTTGCTGATACTATAAGATAACAATTTCCCCACTTGCTTATTTGTAGGTGGGGATTTGTTGTACATACAAGGCGCAAAAACTATCACACCGATAAATCTACCAACGAACTATTTTAGCCGCTTACAGAAGAAATTTTCACTATCTCTTTGAGTTCTCAGATATTTTGCCTATCTTTGCAATGAATTTATCATCTTGGAACTCATATATCTATCTCAGCCCTGCCGTTGGTGCTCAATGGTGGGGCTTTCCTATCGCATTTCTCTTATACCTATCATATCGCCCTGCATCACTACTTTTAGTGGTGCAGGGCATTTTTCGTGTTAATTAAACTTAGAAAGGTTAAAGTCATAAATCCCCGTAAAGCATATTAAATATAGGTTATCCATATTTATCCACAATAAAGCGAGTTAATGAGAAATCAGCTAATTTGGTGGTTCGCAGGAATTTATGTACTTTTGCAGTGCTTGTTAGAAGTCGCGCTAGCAAATAAATAAGATTATCAGAAGTTGACTAGCTCAACTACAACGATATACCCTATCCAAAGTTTGGAGCGCGACCCAGACGGCGGATAGGGTTTTATTTTATCCCTATCTCAAAGTTTCAAGCAAAGACATACGAGGTTCAATCCGTGCAGTCCTCTTCGGAGTTATCGACCGATATATAAAACTGCTCTGTCAGGTAAGTTACATTATGGTTGTGTAAATCCCGCAACGTGTCACCTCACGACGGGTGCCCATATCAGAAATGAGAAAGCCGACCATAACGAGCAAAGCTCTGTGGGTATCAGAAGACTTATGCTGGCTTTACAAGAAGTACGAACTACTATGGTATATTATATATATTGTAGTTGATAAAAAATAAGGTTCGGCTCGCTTGGCTATCCCATTTATTCTTATGGGTATAGAGGTGTTGTATATATTAATTAATAGAGATAGAGATTATGACTGAAATTTCAAAGTTTTCAGCCTCAACTTTGAAGAACTTAGTAGGAGTTGATGGCGAGCTGAAGTCACTAAACGACTTATGGAAACTGGTAGGGTCTCCAAAGAATCAAGACCCTAGCCAATGGTTAAGATTACCAGACACTATAAGTTATTTAGACTCAGAGTGTAAGACACAAAATGTGGGAAAATCCCATATTTTAAAATCAAAGCGTGGACGAAACGGTGGCACGTATGCTAGCAATCGTATATTGTTGGAGTATGCTCGCTATCTTGATAAAGACCTCGCAGTTATCGTGAACGAAGTCTTCCTACAGGAGGTTGCCGCACAGCAGAACCCAGACCTGTATCTTGACAAGTATCGCAACGCCTATAAGAAAAAGGGAAAGGACGATGCCTGGATAGATGAGCGAATGAAAGGAGTCGGTATTAGAAAGGAACTGACATCTACGTTGAGTTCACATGGCGTTGTTGGTAACGGCTATCGAGTATGCACCAACGCATCCTATACTGGTCTATTCGGAATGAATGCACCTGCTATAAGAGACGGACTTGGCATCACGAAGAAAGATAGCATACGTGATAATTTGTCTAGAAGACAACTCCTTGCATTATCATTGGCGGAAGATTTGGCAAAAGACGATATTAATCAAAACAAATTATGGGGAACAGAACAGTGTGCTCAAACTTGTCACGATGCTTCAAAAACCATAAACAACGCAGTATTGTCTTACGTTAATAGAAAGAATTTGAAATAATTCAGTTATAAAATATCTCATACCAGTCTTTGCTTGTGAAAGTAGAGCTGGTTTTATGAATATTTTTTAGATATTACTTATAGATTCATTTTAAAATTTAGATAATATGTTTGGAGAAGAAACAATCACTCGCAAGTGTGTAATAACGCTTATGGGGGGGGTACAAAGTAGTAGGCACGTTATCAATGCCGAAACCGAAAAAAGCTATGTTCCCAGACGAAATGGAACGTAACTTTATCAAGAGTTTTAACGAATCACAGCCTAATGCAGTAAACAAGGCTGTTAGTGTTCACATTTTAAGAAATTGATTATGATGGTAGTAGCAGATAGAATTAGAATTACGGCTCAGATTGCAGTGTTGAAGGAGATTGCCATTGACTATAAGGGAAAGACAATCGACAACATTATACAGCAGTTAGAGCTGAGATTGGCAGATTCAAATCTGGAATAATAAAAGAGTTGGTAATATGGCTAGAATCACAAGAAACAAAGCTGCCGAGATACTTGGTTTATCTAGACAGACAATCAGTAACTACATCGAGCAAGGTCTGATTGGTAGTTATAAAGACCATAGTATCGTGTATGTGAATAGCGAGGATATTGAGAAGTACGCTCAGAAGTACAAAATGCTTGCAGTCAACGAAAAGATGATAGATGATAAGCTCAAAGAACTCAAAGAGCGCAAGAATGCTATTAATATAGAACTTGCCGAAACGAGAAACGCTGCTACAGCAAAGGGGCAATTATCAGCTAATGCAATAGGTATGTTATTTGTGGCGATAGATGCCATTTCTTATCTAGATATTGCGCCGCATATTAGTTATCGTGAATCCCAAATACTAAAAGGGATTATCAAAGGTAAGACTTTTGAAGACCTAGCCGATGAGTATGACCTTACACCAACTAGGATTCGTCAGATAGTAGCGAAGACATGCGATAAGTTTTCACGTAACGAAATTACAATTATCGAGCATATTTCTACCAACAAACATTTAGTATCTGAGGTTGCAAGACTGAATAAAAAAATCAAGGATATGCAGATGGATTTTGATTCATACAGACGTGAGAAGGGCGATAAACCTACTAGTGATATTGCTATTCCGCCAAAGATTTTATCTGAGAATATCGGCAATTTCGGCTTTCCTGTACGTATTATGAACATATTTAGATATAGTGATGTATATACGGTTGGCGACTTACTAAGAAAGCTTGATGTTAATTCTTTAAAGAATCTTAGAAATCTAGGAAAGAAAAGCATTGATGTAATACTTGGTTTTATGGAACAAAATCATTTAACATTCAAAAATGAAGGAGAATCTGATGAGTATTTCTATATGCGTCTTAATAAATTAATGGATAAAAAATATGAAGAAAATGATTAAGAAGTGTTTCGGATGGTTCGATGTTTACTATGCCGAAATACTATTGGGTGTTACGTTTGCAATAACCAACGTCTGTACTGGAAATTCAGGTATTGCGTTAGTTTGGTTTGCTTTCGCATTCAGTTGGGGAATATTCAAACTGATAATAAGCGAGGAGAACAGAAGATACAAAGCTCTTGTTAACCTCTCAAAAGAAATACAGAGTAATGAGAAAAAAGCTGTGCAGACAACGTTATGGGCTTACGATGAACTGCATCTTGAAATGCAGCGTCACAGACTGACCGCAATACAAGGTATGAAGTATAAGAATAAGGCTGAGTTTATGCAGCGCAAGAAGAGCCTTACACAATACCTAAAGTATTCTGATGCGATTGACAACATCTACGAACAAGAGGTTGAACGTTTGCATAAAATGGAGAAAGAAATTGAAAAGAATGATAATGATGGAAAAGACAAAGGAAATGACTCTGAAACAGAGACTGCAAAAACTGAGTGAAGAACCAACACCATTCTTTCACTCGCTTACACCATTCGCGGCAGGGTTCACGCAAGGATTCAATTACGAGAAGAAACGTCTTGTTGCTGCATTTGTGAATAACTCGGAAGTCACAAAGGACTTCATCAACGAGCCTATCAGCGTGCCAATAAACGATAGTAGTCTGTTTATGCACGCATTCATTGATGGCTCTGTTGACTATCGTAAGAAGATAGAAACTATTCTATCGGATAAATAGCAAGAAAGGGAGGTTAATAGCCTCCCTTTTTTATTTGCCCTTTCAGAAAACTCAAAACATTATTTGAGTTTTATTTGTTGTCTTTGTTACACTCTAAATCGGCATTCAGGTAGTCAATGACCTTTCTGTTGGCTTCATCAATCTTCTTGGTATCATACTTAATATAGGTTGATGTTACCGCATTATCCCACATCGCATGACCTAATGCCCTGCCAATTGTTTCTATCGGTATATCAATCTCGCTTGCTAGTGTTGCCCACGTATGGCGATTATAGTATGTTGAAAGGTAAGGAAACATCGGTTCTTTACTATATTCTCTGAATTTACCTAACTTTTTAAGTCTGAAATTCAAATTGCTCTCAAAGTGTTTGAGATTGAACTTACTGTTGTCCTTATACTTTAAAAGGTATTTCTTACCTTTGTATCGCTTGATAATCTCCAACGCCTCTGGTTCTACCTTTATATCATACAATCGTCCTGTCTTGTTGCGCTTGTAACATATTCTGCCGCCACGAAGGTCTGTTGGCTTCAAATCGAGAAGGTCTGATATATTGATACCAATCAAATAGAAACCTAGCATGAACAAATCCCTTGATTCACGTTGAGGGTTAGTGTGGAACTCTGCATCACGCAACTGTCTCATCTGTTCTAGAGATAGACAACGCTTTCTTGTTTCCTCATGCGGAAGTATGTACTTACGGAATGGAAATAGGGTCGTTATCTCGTTGTCGATTGCCCAATTGAATGTTGCCTTGATATTTCTCAAATCAATATGAACTCCGTTAGGCATTCGTCCTCTTTCATATTCATGCTTCACAAACTTATCGAGCCAGTCTTTGGTGATGGTTTCAAATGTACACTTAGCATCGTAGTTTCTGATTCTGATGATAGTTACATCATACACTCTCTTCGTGCCAGCTTTCAGATTCTTGGAATCTGCACACATCTGCATATAGTCGAGGAAATTCTTCTCAGCTACCTTGCCACCCTTTATAATCTCTTTCAGATGGCTTTTTAGCATCGGAACGTCCTCACCATTGTGCAGCAGTATATAGTCTTCCACGTTTGAATATAGCTCTGCCAGTCGCTTAGTCTTTGCCTTTGCAGACTTGTCTGAACGAGGAAATACCATACCATCAAACTTCTCTGTCGATTGCAATCCTGTGTATATATAGAATCTCTTACACTTATGAGTGATGGAGAAATACACCTTATATGTTTTGTCTTCTACGTAAACCTTCATAATTCTATCTCCTATTAGCTTGCATATTACTTGCAAAGTCTATCAGTTTTTATCATATTTACGGGGTTTTTCGGGCATTTTTTACTTTATATTTTACTCGTTAAATCTCGTAAAGTATTGATACTCAGTGTGAATGCTTATCGCGTTAAGTGAAGCTCAATAGGTTCGCC